TATAACGCGGTTGGTAAAGCTCAGGCTTCTGAGTTTGCTAAAACGATGGGTGGTTCTATGAAGAACAATCCTAATTACGGAATGGAAAAAAAGATGAAATCCTCTTATTGATGGGAGAGCTAAAGAAATGGCGAGACGAGAAGTGGGTTCGTATTGGTACTGACGGTTCCATCAAGGGAGAGTGCGGTACAAGTAAGAACAAGAAAAACCCTGACCGTTGTTTACCTTTAGCAAAAGCTAAGAGCATGAGTCAGGCAGAGCGTGCAGCTACAGCTAAAAAGAAAAAGCGTCGAGGAGGAAGCAGGCGGCAGTTTGTTTCTAATACGTCTGCAGGAAAAGTAAAAGGATAATGGCTACTAAATCTAAAATGAAATGCAACGTTGTCACTAGAAGTGACAGGGCAGGCAAGAAGAAAATGGTTAAGGCTTGTGCTAACGGCAAAGAGAAGTTGATTCACTTTGGTGCTAAGGGTTACGGCCACAACTATTCTTCTGCTGCACGCAAATCATTTCGTGCTCGCCATAAATGCGCAACAGCAAAAGACAAAATGACTGCTCGATATTGGGCATGCAAAAAATTATGGGGCGGCCCCGGAAAGTCCACGGCTTCCTCTCCTAAAAAGCGACAAGGAAAATATTAGTATCTTTGAAGCAAAACCCTTTTATCATGAATAAGCAAGGTTACAATTCTCGACTAGATGAATCGCTTGGTGCTCGTAACGGAAAGAAGTCACAGTCTATGAAGTCTCGTCGTGACGAGTCTAAGGCTATGTCTAAAAAGATGTACGGCCATGCGTATGGTGCAAACAAAGGAATGGAGTATCGGTCCGATAATATTCGTGTTGTACGTCACGACCACTTGCGATGATTAGAAAAAATGTACGCGGCTTGGGTGACGTTATTGAAAACGTTACTACTGCTACCGGAGTTAAGAAAGTAGTTGACACTGTAGCAAAAGCTACGGGGAAAAGTTGTGGTTGCGGAGAACGTAGAGACTCTTTAAATCGTAAATTTCCTTTTTAAAAAAAAGATTATGGCAAATATTCCTGCTACTCAAAAATTTCACACTGTATCGGCAGAGGTGGATACCCTCAACCGAGGGTCAGCTTTGGCTAATTCCAATCGTTCAGTGTTTACTATGCAAGACATTATTGATACTGTAGATTCCACTCCGGGTTCTCCAACTATCGGTGGTGCTATTACAGCGGGTCAAATTGCATTTGGCGCAGCTACAGCCGATACCATTGAGGGTAATGCAAGCATCACGACTAACGGGACTAATTTGTTTATCCCTGACTTTGTAGTTCACACGGGTAACACCGATACATTTTTCGGTTTTAACGCTGACAATAACTTTCAGGTTAAGACCAATACTAACTTACAGATTCAGGCAACTGAGAACTACGTAGCCCTTCACCATAAGGACGATGGCGAAAAGATTCGAACGAAGCCTGACGGTGTTTTGGTTACGGGCCAAATGAACTTGTCCGCTTTAAATACAGCACCTGCCTCGGCAACAGATACAGGCACTGCAGGTGAGATTCGTTGGGTTGCTGATGCAGTTTACCTGTGTGTGGCAACGGACACTTGGGTAAAGGCTGACCTAGCAACATTCTAAAAAGATATCATGAGCACCTATCAGAAACTTCAACCGGGAGGAGCACGAAATATTATCCCTAGCGATACAATTAATATCCCGCCTCCGGCCCTTGACTCCTTCCAAGGGAAAAATGATTCGACTGAACCAAATCATCTGAACTCCTTGACAATTGCTAAAGTTGTTCAGCAAGGAACGCAGACAGCAGTTACAGCAAATAAACTTGAGGATGTGGGAGCAGACTTTACTGTACCCACTCCTGTAGTTGTAGGTAATACGGTTGTTAATACAACTACCAATGCCCGAGCTACAGTAACAGCGGTAGACTCCTCTACTATCCTCACCCTTGACGCAAACATTTTTCCTACAGGAAACCAAGACTATGCTGTTTATCAAGGAGGTTTCTTGGGTGTAAGCTCTGTAGGAGACGTAGTTGCTGATTTAGATGCAGGAACCTTTACCACGATTAAAGCTGTTGATTCATCTACTAAGTTGGAGCTGAATGATAACTTGTTTACAGGCACCGAAGACTTTATTGTTTATGACGCAAGCACACAGGGTATTAATGCAGCTCAATCTGCATGCGTGGTTTATGTGGGTGATGCATCAGGTACTTCAGCTACATGGAGCGAGTTAAAGGTTATGACTGCTGACCGAAGCGTAGTTACCTTCAGTCATTTCCCTACAGGAACATTCTTACCTGTTCAAGTCCTTCGAGTCTTTTCTACAGGCACCACTGCTACTAACCTTATTGCGCTATGGTAAATGCAATCTCAATCAGTATAGGGATATGAATTGGACTACTACCTCTACCGTAAACGCACAGATTTATTATTCGTTAAAGACGAGGGTTTAAACCCTCGTTTTTCTTTCCCCATATTCTGTATATTTGAAGCATGGCTCGAATCAGTACATATCCACTTGACACAGCAATTGTGGGGACGGATAAATGGATAGGTAGCGACTCTCAGCAATTATTTGCCACCAAAAATTTTACCGCTAACGCGGTAGCTGAGTTTATTAACGGCTATAATAAAATTGAGAGTACCTCTCTTCAATACCTATACTTAGACTATGACCCTACTGTGGGGTATCAAGAAGGAACTATTTCTTTTTTTGGAACCCAAGGAAGCGATGTGTTGTTTAGTAATGTCACTACTTTTATGATTAGTAAGTTTCAGTTAAACAGATATACTGATTCGCTAGTCAACTTCTATTCTTCTCCCCTTATTGGCTCTGTTGTATTTATATGTCAGGCAGATAAAATTTCTAATTGGGGAGCTTTTAAATGGAACCAAGTAGCTCAGAACCCTACCTTCCCTGAGATGTATGATATATCTCTTCAGTATGTATCAGGACCCGGAAGCTTCATCGACGAAAAGAGATACCTGCTGAGCATCTTGACATATGACGTGTCGGCATCTAATGATAAAAACTTTGTCTTTACTCAGAGCACTCCCTCTAATAGTTGGGTAGTAACTCATAACCTCAATAAATATGTTGCTGTATCCGTAGTTGATAGCAACGATGTTGAGGTTTATTGCTCTGTAGACTACGATTCTTTAAATACCGTAACTTTGACTTTTAGCACTCCCTTTTCGGGGAAGGCTTTCTTTAATTAAACCCCCCCCGTAAAAATGGCTATTAAATTTTTAGATTCGATTACGCTCGAAACCAACGAGATACAGAATGTAGCAGTAGAGAATCTTTCTAACGACCCCACTGCAGCAGCAGATAAATACAGTGGACGTATTATTTTCAATACCACAACTGATACCCTTAAGTACTATGACGGTGCTGCTTGGATAAACCTTGATGGAACAGGTAACGTAGACAGCGTTGGCACCGGAAACGGTTTGGAAAACTCAGGCAGCGCATCAGCCGTTGTCATTGAGCCGGACTATACCACATCAAATAACATCGTTCTTTCAGCAGGAGGCTCAGGTTCGCTCGTTGCGGCCTCTAAGGTTCTTGTTAGTGTAGGCAACACTGTTGGGTCTTATACCCTTACTCAGCTTGGGGCTGTTATTAACCCATTGGGTGTTAGTAGCTTTACCAACGTAAACGGCACCTTTATCTCGGCAAGTACTGTGAACTCGGCTGCTACCGGAGCAGTTACGATGGGAACTATCGACCTGTCAGCGGGAGGTACTCCGGGTGCTACAACTTTTTTAAGAGGTGATAATGTTTGGGCAACCCCTGCAGGTTCATATACAAGTTGGGAATTACAAGGTGATAGCGGTACCGCTCAAGATATTATAGATGGAGGTGAGGTACAATTCGTAGGTGGAACGGCTATTACTACTGCAGTTGCTAGTGGTACTCCCGATACCCTTACGATTACTCACGATGATTTTGGTACTGCAGGTACTTATGCATATCCAAGCGCAATCGTCACAAACGCTCAAGGTCACGTTACTTCTGTAACAGCAGGTTCTGCGCCTGTGGATACTACGTACACTCTACCTGTTACTGCTGCAGCCTCTAACGCAGTAACTGCCTCGCTTACTGATAGTAATTCCTCTGTAACTTCAACTTTATCCTTTGCCGGGGTAGCCAATGAAACTACTGTTACATCAACTGTCGGAAACAATGAGCTTATCACCATTGGCCTTCCTGATGATGTAACTATTGGAAACGACCTTACTGTTGCAAACGACGCAAGTGTTGCGGGTGACCTAACAGGTGTTACAGGTACGTTCACGGGATTAGTAAGCGGTATCACGCCTACAGCCAATGCTAACTTTGCTACCAAGGAATACGTCGATGGTCTTGTTGTCGGTGGCCTGAATTTCAAAGGTGCTTATAACGCAGATACTAATAGCCCCGCTCTTGAAGGTGCAGCCAACATAGCATCTACAAAGGGTGACACTTATGTAGTTGACACTGACGGTACGTTTATTGGTGAGCAAGTACGAGCAGGTGATGTTATCATCGTCAACGAAGACATTGCAGCAAATAGTAACCCGGCTCTTTCTAAGTTTACTATTGTTCAGGCTAACGTTGACTTAGCTACTAATACTACAGTAGGACTTTCCAAGTTCACTACAGCGAATGGCTTTAAAGGTGGTATGGATGCAGGAGAACCTGCTCTGCCTCAGCACGTTGAGTCTGTAGGAAATGGTGCCGCTACTTCTTACGTGGTTACACACGGCTTAGGCACTCGCGATGTTAGCGTCGAGGTGTATGACAACAACTCTCCTTACGAAACAGTGCAGTGTAAGGTCGTCCGAACTAGTACAACCGCAGTTACGGTAAGCACAGCCAATGCTGCGTCTTCAAATGGATTGCGTGTATTGGTGCGAGCATTCTTGACTACATAATTAAAAAGGGTGGGGGTTTAAACCCCCACCCTTTTATTAAACGCTCTCTATGTCAGCTATTAAATTTCTTGAGAATGTTTCTTTCGATGATGACATCGAGATTCAACTTGGTGAACCTACTTCTCCGGAGGGAATTATAAAAGGAAACTCTTCGGGACTTAGTTTATCGACTCCCGTAACAAATACCATGCTTAAGCTAGAGTGTAACTCTACAAGCGGTTTCATAGCATTTGCTTACGGAAGTACTAACTACTTCTTCTTTATGAATAGCATCACGGGTCAAACCGAGATTCGCCATTCTAACGTTAAAGTTTTTGAGACTTTAAGCGGAGGAGTAAAGGTTACAGGTAGTTTAGAAGTTACAGGTTCTTTTAAAGACAGCTCAGGAGACACAGGAACAAGCGGTCAAGTTCTTTCGAGTACAGGTAGCGGGACGAATTGGATTGACGCAGGAACAGGGGGGACACCTGCGGGGAGTAATCAGGAAATTCAGTTTAATAACTCAGGTTCGTTTGGAGCTGATTCTAATTTTCGGTGGGATGGAACCAATTTAAACATAGGCTCATCTCAGGCTCCGGAAGCTACACTAGGTGTGTCGGGTAGTATTACTAGTTTATCAGCCCCTGTTTCAGCAACTAGAATGTACTTGACCGTCAATTCTACAAATGGGATTTTGGGTGCGACTTACGGTAACAACTTCTTCTTTACTTGTAACGCTTCTACCTCCACAGTGGAGTTAAGATTTAATAACAGTAAAGTTTTTGAGACTGTTTCAGGAGGCACTAAAGTTACAGGCAGCTTACAGGTTACAGGTACTTTTAAAGACAGTTCAGGGGATACGGGGACAAGCGGTCAAGTGCTTTCAAGCACAGGAAGTGGAACTAATTGGATTGCAGCGGGAGGTGGAGGAACGCCTGCGGGTAGTAACACTCAAATTCAATTTAATGACTCAGGGTCCTTTGGAGCTGATTCTAACTTGACTTGGGACGGAACCGATTTAGATATAGATGGAAATATAATAGGGGGGAGCACAAGCGTCCTTCATATGCGTCAGATAAAGGTAGATGAACAACTCGCATCTTCTTCTGCAGGAGCTTTTGGGAAAGGCTCTCGTTTGTTTAGTTTTGGAAGTCAGTCCCTTGGCTCAGGAAGGGTATACGCCCTTACTTCAAGTGGTTGGTCGCAATCAGATGCTTCGGCTATTAACTTATTATCTACAGGTTTTTTGGGTGTAGCTACAAGCACCGCTTCGGGTGCGGGGTTAGTTGTGGAAGGAGTTGTATATGTAAATACTGACCCCGGAGGTAACATTGGAGATGTAATCTATCTAGATACAGCTGCGGGAAATTTAACTAATGATGTAAGTGGGTTTGCTGAAGACGAGGTCGTTAGAATTGTGGGATATAAAGTTGGAACCAATAAAGTGTATTTCAATCCATCTAAGACTTGGATTGAAGTTAGTGGGTAAGGCTGATGTAATTTAATTTAAGTCATGGCAGAAATAAATGGAGTTCCGACATCGGACATAAATGGGGTTAATGGGTTCTTTACCACTCAGGGTGGTGGGGTGGCCTCCACAACACCTACTATATCTGTAGAAGGTGGAACTTTTGGTTCAATCGCCATTACGGTAACTAACGCGAGTTCCTACACCAACCCTAATTATTCGGTAGAAGCTAAAGTGGGAAGTACGGTCACTGTATTAGATAGTTCTGTTACTAGGGAATTGGATTCATCGAGTAACCACATTGGGAGTTTATTGACTTTTGTGGATTCAAACTCTTCTACCTCACAAAGAACAGTTAGTGTTAAGGCTCAAGAATTTGGAGATTTTGTTCAAAGTGCAGCTGCTACCGGAACCTACACACCCTCCAATGTTGAAAGCAGATATCTTAGAATTCGAGGTGTTACCTCAACGGGCGCAAACACCTCTGCTCGCCTAGCTATAGAAGACCTTAGATTTTGGACAGGAGCCGGAGGAACCGGAACAAAATACCCTACCACTAACCTCACATCAAACACAAGCGAAACGGGTATTTACGTGAGTGCGGGTCACTCCTATAGTCAGACTTATGCACCGTATAAAGCATGCGACAGCTCAGGAAGTAGTATGTGGTGGGCTTTAGGCACGAATGCAGCAAATAATTGGTGGCAGATTGAATGGGAGTCGGGAACATATCCTAATAAACCTATTATAAAGAGTATGGTTATTAGGTTTGACGGAATGACTGATGCTTCTTTTTTTAGTTTAAAGGGTAGTAACACAGGGGCATTTGCGGGGGAAGAAACAGATTATGGTATTTTTTCAATATTAGAGAATACGACTCAAACATTTGGATGATGCGGTATACACAACAACAAGTCGATGATGTTATTGCGGTTACGGGTGCGGAGTTATTTATTAACCACGTACTCGGAAAATATTCAGAAGCGGTTTCTACGGGTATGCAATTAAGTCATGATGAGGACGGGTTAACGCCTAGGGACATAGAAACGATACAAAGTTTAATGTGATGAATTACGAATTGATTAGTGTAGCGGTGGGTGCAGTTGGTGGGATAATCGGAACTTACGTGAAGATGGAAAACGAACTCACCAAAGTAAAAAGCAGATTGCATTCTTTAGAAAAGCAAGAAACACGAGTTCAGCAAAGCTTAGATGTTTTGCTTGATGGTGTGAATGAAATAAAGCTTTTGCTTGCCAAGAAAGGAATTCAATGAGGGATTTAAAGCGTATCATATTACACTGTGCTGCTACCCCTGAAGGTAGAGAGGTGAGTGTGGACACTATTCGTAAGTGGCATACAGACCCTCCCCCTCAGGGTAATGGATGGTCAGATATTGGATACCACTATGTAATTCATATTGACGGCTTAACAGAGATTGGTCGCCCTGTTTCTATTCAAGGTGCTCATGTATCAGGAGAAAACGAAGACTCTATTGGAGTCTGTTATGTTGGGGGAGTGGATAAGGATTTAAATCCTGAAGACACCATGACCGTTGAGCAAGAGATATCGTTTGTTGAACTAGTTAAAAGTTTACGACTTACATTTGGTTACTTAAGTGTTCATGGACACAACGAATATTCATCTAAAGCTTGTCCTTCTTTTTCAGTAGAAAAGAAGTTCGGCTTTCTAAACAAATAAGTTATGGAGTTTATAACACAAAATTGGGCAGAACTCGCCCTCGCCTTAATTACTGCCGCAGGAACAATTACTGCTTTGACTGAAACAGAGAAAGACGACAAAGTCGTTAATGTTCTGAAGCGAATCTTACAAGCTGTAGTTCTAGGTAAAAACCGTAGGAAGTAAATTTGTATCTTTGTCTTAATTCTAATCTAATCTAATTTACAATGGCTAAAAAAATCAAGCCTACCAAGCTCACTTCTGAAGAACTTCAGAGTTTGCGAACGTCTCTTCAGGAAATCAACCAATTTAAAATTTCCCTTGCAGACCTTGAAATTCAAAAATCCGAGACTCTTCTTTCGTTAAAGGATTTAAAAGATAAATTCTCTGAGGTAGAAAACTCTATAACTAAAAAGTATGGAGACGACATTACCTTGAATATTGAAACGGGAGAAATTAAACCTAAAGAAAATGGCTAAGATTAGTACATACCCTATTGATTCGTCCGTCAGCCTTGCTGATTATGTGATTGGAACTGATGCTGAGGATAGCAACATTACCAAAAACTATACTATTGGTAGCATTTTTGCTCTGAGTTCCGGTCATCTCAATGGGTATTCTACTACTCGTACTACCACTGTACTCGCAGGTAGTCCTGTAATTCTTGCTAATGTTTACACTCAGGGGTCAGCTTCTAATTGGACGGCAGCAAATAATCGTTTAACTTATTCTGATTCGGGAACTCCTGCTACTACCAACCTCTTCCTTATTACTGTTGTAGTCTCTACGGAGCCTGTCGCGGGTTCTCCTGCCATCAATTTTATTCTTTATAAGAATGGAGTTGCTTTGGCTGATACCGAGCAGACTATTTCGGCAACAGATTATAAATCCACTACTATTCAGACTATTCAGACTGCCACAACAGCTGATTACTTTGAAGTGTTCTTAAGCTCTAATACTTCCTTTAGTGTGATAGTGGGCAATGTTAACGCAACCGTTGTTGCAGTTCGATAAATGAAAAGTGACATCCGTAAGATATCAGTAGGCCCTGATGCTAAAAGCGGAGCACTTCATTATTTAGTGGGGCAAGAGGTATTGGGTGGTAGTTATCGCATACATCATATCCGTCAGGAGGATGATGGGTCTATATTTATTTGGATTCAGCGAGAAGATGAAATCTTTTTGTGGAAACAATTTAGAGATACAATGCCTATAGCCATTGAATACAATCTTGAATTTTAATGCAATCACCAACTTGTTTTATAGCTACACCCTTCGGAAATAAACGTTACGACAACACCAAGGTTATGGGTGAGGTTGAAATTGTTACAAGTACCTCCGAAGAAAACCATAAAGCCTCTAACCGCTTAGCCGTAGTTCAGTCAGTTCCCTTAGAATACAATGGGCCAATTGAAAAAGGAGATATCCTTTTGGTTCATCACAATGTATTTAAGTTTTATAATGACATCTCAGGAAAAAGAAAAAGTGGGAAGAGCCATTTATGGGAAGAGCTTTTTTTGATAGACAATGAGCAGTTCTTTATGTATAAGAAGGATGGAGCTTGGCATGCCCATGATAGATATTGCTTTGTAAAGCCTGTGCCACCGGATAACTCCTACATATTTAAGCCTTCTTCCGAAGAGCCTCTTATGGGGATAATGAAGTATCCCAATCAATATTTAATTGATAACGGAATTAACGAGGGGGATGTAGTTTCCTTCACTCCTGAATCAGAGTATGAGTTTTTGGTGGACGATGAAAAACTTTATAGGGTTTATGACCACCAAATTGCTTTTTCCCTATGAACTCTAAATCATTAAAAGAGCAAGTAATTGCTGCAGGTTACAGGGCGGTTGAACAACTTGTTAAAGTTGCAAAAGAGGATATTATTAAGCCTGACCCTGAAGATGAATTAGCTGCAGACCGTTTAAAAAATGCAGCGGCCACTAAGAAACTATGCATCTTTGATGCGTTTGATATCCTTAATAAGATAGAAACAGAGCAAGAAGAGCTTAACTTGCTTACCGGAGACTCAAGTAGAACCGATAGCAAGCAGGGATTTGCAGAACAACGAGCTAAAAAATAAGCTGTACACCAAGCATAAGGATTTTATTCCTAGGGCTGTTGTTGCGAATAAAAACAGGGCCAAGACTTGGCATTACGGATACAACGAAAAATATGGAGTTGTTGTAATATCCAAGACAGGTCAGATTGGTGACATCATAAATGTATCGGGTTTAGACATTGCGTTGCCTCCAACACCTAAGGGGCTGTCTCCTGAGCCGGACTATTGGATTCGTCACGAACTCCCTAAGTCTTTGCATAGGATACAATCTATTTTTCAGTGGAATGACATGCCTTCTTCATTTAAGAATGAATGGATAGATTACATTGAAACACAGTTTGATTCTAGAGAAAATGGACATTGGTTCATAAACAAAGGAGTTCCTACTTATATAACAGGTGCTCATTACATGTACCTGCAGTGGGCATCTATTGATGTAGGATATCCTGATTTTAGAGAAGCCAATAGGATTTTTTATATTTTTTGGGAGGCATGCAAGGCTGACGACAGATGCTTTGGAATGTCTTATTTAAAAATAAGACGCTCCGGATTCTCTTATATGGGTTCATCAGAATGTGTAAATACAGGTACACTCGCAAAGGACTCAAGGGTTGGGATACTTTCTAAGACAGGTTCTGACGCAAAGAAGATGTTTACGGATAAGGTAGTTCCTATAGCTAACAGGCTACCGTTCTTCTACAAGCCTATTCAGGATGGTATGGATAAGCCTAAAACAGAACTAGCTTTTAGAATCCCTGCATCTAAGATTACAAAAAAGAATATGCATGAGGTGGCTGCTCAAGACCTAGACGGTCTCGACACTACTATCGATTGGAAGAATACGGACGACAACTCATATGACGGTGAAAAGCTTTTACTTCTTGTTCATGATGAGAGTGGTAAGTGGGTAAAGCCCAACAACATCTTAAACAATTGGAGGGTAACCAAGACTTGTCTAAGATTGGGTAGCCGTATTATAGGCAAGTGCCTTATGGGTTCTACCTCCAATGCTCTAAGCAAGGGTGGTAGCAACTTTAAAAAACTTTATGAAGATTCAAATTTAGAAAGTAGAAATGCAAACGGGCAAACTAAGAGCGGTATGTATTCTTTGTTTATTCCTATGGAATACAACATGGAAGGGTTTATTGACCGGTACGGGCATCCTGTATTAAAAGCTCCTAAAAAAGAAGTAAGAGGTATTGACGATAGACCTATTCGGAATGGAGCGATTGATTATTGGGAAGCTGAGGTAGAGTCATTGAAAAATGACCCCGATGCTCTTAACGAATTTTATAGGCAGTTTCCTAGAACTGAATCTCATGCGTTCAGAGATGAAAGTAAATCTTCGTTGTTTAACCTTACAAAGATTTATCAGCAGTTAGATTATTCAGAGTCTTTAATAAAGGAACAGTATGTAACGCGCGGTTCTTTTGGTTGGGAGAATGGTCACAAGGACACCAAGGTCAGGTTCTATCCTGATAAGAGAGGTAGGTTTTACGTATCATGGACTCCGTCACGTCCTCTTCAAAATAACGTGATAGACAAAAGGGGTGTCAAGTATCCGGGTAATGAGCACATAGGGGCGTTTGGGTGTGACTCATATGACATATCAGGCGTTGTTGGGGGCGGTGGTTCCAACGGAGCGTTGCACGGTCTCACTAAGTTTAGCATGGAAGAGGCTCCTAGTAATGAGTTTTTTTTAGAGTATGTAGCTCGTCCTCAGACTGCTGAGATATTTTTCGAAGATGTCCTCATGGCGTGTGTGTTTTACGGGATGCCCATCTTGATTGAAAACAATAAGCCTAGGCTGTTGTATCATTTTAAAAACAGGGGCTACAGAGGTTTCTGTATGAACCGTCCGGATAAACCATTTACTAAACTTTCCAAAACAGAAAAAGAGCTTGGCGGCATACCTAACTCAAGTGAAGACGTAAAGCAAGCTCACGCCTCTGCTATTGAGTCTTACATTGAAAAATACGTAGGGTTAGATTTAGATGGTGATTTTAGACCTTGCGATGAAATGGGTATGATGCCATTTGTAAGAACTCTTGAGGATTGGGCTAAGTTTGACATAAGCAATCGAACAGCTTTTGATGCAACTATTAGCTCAGGTTTAGCTATTATGGCTACGCAGAAACACATCTATTTGCCACAGCAGAAACAAAGAAAAATTAGTGTTAACTTCGCTCAGTACAGTAACGAAGGAAACGTTAGTAAGATAAGGATTAAAAAAATACGATGAAGGAAGTCACTATAAACATCTCATCTACAGGCTTTCCAAGTCAATTTGTTTCTGATGCTGAAAAAGCTACGGATGAATTTGGGCTGCAGATAGGCCAAGCTATTCAGTACGAATGGTTTAAGAAGGACGGTAATCAATGCAGGTTTTATAATCAATGGAAAGATTTTAATCGTCTGCGATTGTACGCGCGTGGAGAACAATCCGTAGCGAAATATAAAAATGAATTAGCTGTTGATGGTGACTTGTCTTACCTCAATCTTGATTGGACTCCCGTACCTATTCTTCCCAAGTTTGTAGACATTGTAGTTAACGGAATGTCTGAAAGATTGTTCAAGGTTAAAGCTTATGCTCAAGACGCATTGTCTCAATCTAAACGTAGCGCGTTTCAAGACTTGATTGAGAGTCAAATGGTAGCTAAGCCTTTCCTTGAGAATATTCAAAAAGGCAGTGGTGTAGACCCTTTCGTTGTTCCGTCTGACGAGCTTCCAAGTACGGATGAAGAGTTGCAGCTTTTCATGCAGCTTAAATACAAGCCTGCTATTGAGATTGCTGAGGAGGAAGCTGTTAGCACAATTCTAGCAGAGAATCATTATGATGATTTAAGAAAGCGTCTTGATTATGACCTTACTGTATTAGGGATATCAGTTGCTAAGACAGAGTTTTTGAAAGGCAGTGGTGTAGAGGTTAAGTATGTAGACCCTTCAAACGTAGTATATAGCTATACTGAAGACCCCTACTTTAAAGATTGTTTTTATTGGGGTGAGATAAAAACTCTCCCGGTAATTGAGCTGCTAAAGATTGACCCCACTCTTACTAAAGAAGATTTAGAGGTTATATCAAAGTCGGGGCAAAATTGGTACGACTACTACAACGTGGCTCAGTACTACGACAACGACATCTTCTATCGCGATACAACCACGGTCATGTACTTTAACTACAAGACCACTAAGAAGATTGTCTATAAGAAGAAGGTAGACGGAGACAACAAGCGAGTCATTGAGAAGGATGACCAATTCAATCCACCTGAAGAAATGATGCAGGATGGAAAGTTTGAAAAGCTTGAGAAGACCATTGACGTGTGGTATGATGGTGTGATGGTTATGGGAACTAATATCCTTTTAAAGTGGGAGATGGCTGAGAATATGGTAAGACCAAAGTCTGCCTCACAGCATGCGTTGCCCAACTATGTAGCTTGCGCACCTCGAATGTATAAGGGTGTTATTGAGTCGCTGACTCGACGCATGATTCCATTTGCTGATTTAATTCAGATTACCCACCTTAAGCTACAGCAGGTAATATCTCGTACTGTACCTGATGGTGTATATATCGATGCTGATGGTTTAAATGAAGTAGACTTAGGGACAGGGAATGCTTACAATCCTTCTGACGCTCTTCGCTTGTTCTTTCAAACGGGTAGCGTAATCGGACGTAGCTACACCCAAGAGGGAGAATACAACCAAGGTCGTGTTCCTATTCAACAGCTTACATCAAGCAGTGCCTCAGGCAAAGCTCAGATGCTAGTTCAAAACATGAATCACTACTTACAGATGATTCGTGACGTTACGGGCCTTAATGAAGCTCGTGATGGCTCTACGCCTGACCCTTACTCTTTGGTAGGGGTTCAGAAATTAGCAGCTCTTAATTCTAATACCGCGACTCGTCATATTCTTGACGCAAGCCTTTACATATTTAGAACTCTAGCCGAAGGTTTGACTTATCGCATAGGAGACATACTTGAGTATGCAGACTTCAAAGAAGAGTTTATTAATCAGATAGGAAAGTACAATGTGTCTGTCTTAAAGGACATGAATGACTTGTACATATATGATTTTGGAATCTTTATTGAGGTCACCCCTGATGAAGAACAGAAGGCTATGCTTGAGCAAAACATTCAGATGGCTCTTTCTAAAGGAGATATAAACCTTGAAGATGCTATTGATATACGAGAGATTAAAAACCTTAAGCTTGCCAATCAGTTCTTGAAGGTTAAAAGAATTTCTAAGCAAGAACGTGAAGAGCGCATGGCTATGCAGAAACAAGCAGTTCAAGCTCAGCAAAACTTACAATCTCAGCAGGCGGCACAGCAAGCTCAGATGGAAAAGATGCAGATGGAGTTGCAGGGCAAGATGCAGCTTAAGCAGGCAGAGATTGCTTTTGAAATAGAAAAGCAACAAGCTGAAGCTAAACTAAAGAGTCAGCTAATGGCTGAAGAGTTTAACTATCAAATGCAATTAAAAGATGTTCTTGAATCACAATTGCAATCAAGAGAGACTCAAAGAGAAGAAGCTAAGTCAGAGCGTATCAGTCAGCAGAATACGCAACAATCTAAATTAATAAATCAGCGAAAGAATAATTTACCCGCTATATCATTTGAATCTAACGAGGATAGCCTAGATGGTTTTGACTTGGCTGAATTCAGTCCACGATAAGTGTAATAAATTAATTACTTTCGTACAAATTAAATCTAATGGAAGGTATCACAGTTAAAGCAGTAGAGTTGCAAGAAGAGAAGTCTATTCAGGAAGTAGAAAATGAACTCCTTGAAGTTCACGAGGCTAAATACGTAGACTCTCCTGAGGGTGAAGAAAGTGGAATTGATAAGATTGACCTAAGGCAGGAGCCTGCGGTAGAGGCTGTTCAGGAAGAGGTAGTTGAAGAGCAGGTTGCTGAAGGGATTAAAGAGGAGGACTTAGTAAATGAAATTAAGTCTAGGTTAGGTATTGAGATTAATTCTCTTGAGGATTTAAAGGCTGCCCGTGAGGATAACGGAGAGATGGATGAAGAGATGGCTGCTTTCTTTAAATACAAAAAAGAAACAGGCAGAGGTATACAGGATTTTATGAAGCTAAATGAGGACTACTCATCACTTTCTAGTGAAGAAATGATAGCTGCTTATTTAAGAGAGACAGAGATGGAGGAGGGTATGGATGATGATGACCTTGAGGTTATGCTTCAAGATTATCTGTATGATGAAGAGTTAGATGACGAGGACTTCATTAAGAAGACTCGATTGAAACAAAAGAAAATAGTTGCTAAAGCAAAAAGCTATTTTGAAGAAGCTAAAGAGAAATACAAAATTCCTGCTGAGTCAGTTGGGGATTCTTCTCTTAACACCTCTGATGAATACCAAGCTTATAAGCAATATTTAGCTAATGCTAAGAACGAGCAGGACGAAATTAAACGTCGAAGAGATTGGTTTGTGGACAAAACAAATCAAGTGTTTAACCAAGAGTTCAAAGGTTTTGAATTCAACATTGGTGAACGTTCTTTAGTTTATTCCCCTGCGGATAAAGATGAGTTAAGAAAGTTGCAAGACTCTCCTATGCCGTGGATTCAAAAACACACGGATGAGCAGGGTCTTTTAACTAACGCTCATGATTACCACCGTTCTTTAGCAATGGCGATGAATCCCGAAAAATTTGCTGAGTTCTTTTATGAGCAAGGCAAAGCTGAAGCTGTGGATGACCTTATGAAGAAGACTAAGAATGTAAATATGTCTGACCGTTCGGTTCCCCAAGTTGCTGCTAGTAAAGGCGGGATGCAGGTAAGGGCCGTTTCTCCATCTTCGGGGAGAGGGCTAAAAATTCGTAGTTCTAAAAATAGAACATAACTTTTAAAAATTAGAAAATATGGCAGGTTCAGTAAATGGAACACCCACATTCGCACTACAACCTAGTGCAGAACAAGTAGCTCTTCAGAGCAACTACATTACAAATTTCGATTTCTTAAATCAGTATCTTCCTGATACTTATGAAAAGGAATTTGAACGATATGGCAATCGTACAATTGCTTCTTTCCTTCGTATGGTAGGTGCAGAGATGCCCTCTAACTCTGACCTCATCAAGTGGGCAGAGCAAGGTCGTCTCCACACCAAGTACGTTAACTGTACATCAGGCGGTGCTGCAGCTGATGATACGGCTACCATCACGGTTAGTGATACAATTGCCGGTGGAGGTGCTATCGCTATTCGCGTTGGTCAAACTGTTGTTATCTCTGATAACGGAGGCTCAGGCGAAAACAAGGCTATGGTAACCGCAGTAGATACTGCAAACGGTACTTTCGATGTTGCTTACTACGAAGCAGGCGGTCAGGTAGGTGCAGCGACTTTGACTCGTACTGTATTTATCTACGGTTCTGAGTTCCAAAAAGGAACAGAAGGAATGGTCGGTTCATTGGAGTCTGATGACAACATCTTCGATAACTCTCCGATTATCATCAAGGACAAGTACGCAGTATCAGGTTCTGATATGGCGCAAATCGGATGGGTAGAGGTGACTACAGAGAATGGTGCAACAGGATACCTGTGGTACTTGAAGTCTGAGCACGAAACTCGTTTGCGTTTTGATGACTACTTGGAGACAGCTATGATTGAAGCCGTTCCTGCAGAAGCAGGTTCAGGTGTCGTTGCAATCGCTGCAGGTGTATCTTCAGGTGTAGGTAACAAGGGTTCTGAAGGTGTATTCTACGTTGTAAATGAACGTGGTAACGTATACAATGGAGGAAACCCTGCTATTCTTTCAGAGTGGGATACCATCATTGGCCGATTGGATAAGCAAGGAGCGATTGAAGAAAACGTAGTTTTCGTTGACCGTGACTTCGGATTCGATATCGATGATATGTTGGCCGCTCAGAACTCTTACGGAGCAGGTGGTACATCGTATGGTCTTTTTGACAACGATAAGGACATGGCTTTGAATCTCGGTTTCACAGGATTCCGTCGAGGCTATGACTTCTACAAGTCAGATTGGAAGTACTTGAATGACCCAACAATGCGTGGTGGTCTCCCAACAGGAGCAGGTTCAGGTCGTATTAACGGCTTGTTGGTTCCTGCAGGTTCTACTTCAGTGTATGACCAAATCTTAGGTAAGAACGCTAAGCGACCTTTCCTCCATGTCCGCTATCGTGCTTCAGAGACTGAAGACCGTCGATATAAGACTTGGATTACAGGTTCAGCAGGAGGAGCTTCTAACTCATCTTTGGATGCTATGGAGGTACACTTCTTGTCAGAGCGAGCAGTTTGCACTTTGGGTGCTAACAACTTCTTTATCTTTGAGGAGTAATCTTTAGAAGGGGTGGGGTTTCAAACCCCCACCCCTTTTTTTTAATCAAATCAAATTCAATTAATTATGGCTAAGAATATTAAGCCCGTCGATAGGTTTTATCGACTTAAAACAAAGTCCACCCCCCTTTCTTATTTTGTTCCTTCATCAGGTAGTAAGCGAAGACCTTTACTTTATTGGGATGAAGAATCATCTACTAATAAAGTTCTGAGATACTCTCCGAATCAAAAGTCTATTTTTGAAGAAGAGCAAGATTCCAATGTATTGCGAGCACCTATTGTGTTTGAAGATGGTCAACTTTTTGTTTCGAAAACAAACCCATTGCTTCAAGAGTTTCTTTCTGTTCACCCTTTAAACGGTAAGAAGTTTGAGGAGATTAATACAGAGAAAGAAGCATCAGATGAGGTTTACAATTTAAATCAAGAAGTGGATGCGCTAGTTGCGTGTCGCGAACTTGATATCGAGCAAGTAGAAAACATTATTCGTGTTGCATTTGGAATTGACCCTTCAACGCAAACCACTGCAGAGTTACGTAGAGACCTTTTGATTTTTGCAAAAAACAATCCTAAGGACTTCCTGTCAATTCTTAATGACCCAAATCTTTCATTGCAGTCTAATGTAAAGAGCTTCTTCTCTAATAAACTCTTGAGCTTCCGAAGAGATAAAAAAGAAGTTTGGTTTAATACACCAAGCAACAAAAAGAAGATGCTCACCATTCCTTTCGGAGAAGACCCTTACCATGTGTGTGAGCAATATTTCCTTACGGATGAAGGCGTAGAGTCTCTTAAGTCTCTAGAGAATTACATGACTGCGTAAGTCATTTCTTATATTGCAAGAGAAGAGAGGGAGCCAATCGGCTCCCTTTCTTTTTTATCTATCTTTGAAAAAAGCCTTTACCCATGATTAATTCGGTAAGAAACACAGTTCTTGCAATTCTAAATAAGAACAACTACGGCTATATCTCTCCTCAAGATTTTAATCTGTATGCCAAACAAGCTCAATTGGACTTGTTTGATGAGTACTTTTCAGATTACAACAACGCGATTAATGATGAGAATCGCAGGACCTCAGGGACAGAGTATGCCAATATGAGCAAGCAAATTATTGAGGTCATTGATTATTTTTCAGTTACTCGAAATTTGCCACACAACACAGGCAATCAATTTTACCTGCCTTCCACCCAACAAGGGGCTTCTTCCACGGGAGATGATTTTTACTTACTGAACAAGGTTCTTTGTTATGATACGTCAACAACCCCTAGAACGTTTACGGGCGAGGCTGAAGCAGTAACTCATAGTAAGATTACTCTTTTAAACAATTCTTTGTTGACAGCACCCGACAATACGTATCCCGCATACGTTATTGAGGGGGCATTTCTCAATGTATTCCCCATTACTTTCAATGCCCTGACAGCAGTAGAGGCTCAGTATATTAGGTATCCATTTGCTCCTAAATGGACATTTACTAATGTAACGGGAGGAGAACCTATTTTTGATAGTAGTCAATCTGATTACCAAGATTTTGAGTTATCGGTTGATGATGAGTATATCTTAGTAAATAAGATTCTTCAGATGGCGGGCATGGAAGTTAGAGAAACTTCTGTAGTTCAGTATGCTACTTCTCAGGAAACAATTAATAATGCAGAATAATTATGGCCTATATAACTGATTATCAATACTATGAGAACGGAGGTGCAGACCCTAAAAACAAAAATTGGGGTTCTTATCAGTATATAAGCTTGGCTGATATTGTCACCAACTTCTTGTTGATGTACAGCGGAAACCATTCGTTGGTAAATAACGATGAGCGTTATAAGATTCTTTTCCATGCAAAGCGTGGTATCCAAGAGCTTAATTACGATGCTTTAAAAGAGATAAAAGTATTGGAGCTAAGTGTGTGTCAAACATTACGATATGTCCTACCTCCTGACTACGTTAATTGGGTTCGTATGTCTCTTTACAAAGACGGTGTCTTGCGTCCCATGAGTGAAAACATTCAGACCAATTGGAGTGACGCTTACCTTCAAGATAACGAGTGTAATATTCTTTTTGATATCAATGGAAATATTGCTCGACCTGAGTTCTCTGATATTGACTACGACAGGATTACGAATCAAAAAAAGAGCATATACCTAAACAGTAACAATCCTCAGTTTGATGGCATGGAGGGTTACAATGTAGATGGTGGTTGGTGGTTTGACTATCAGATTGGAGCGCGTTATGGATTGAACACCGAAACGGCTAATGCCAATCCCACGTTTAGCATGAACAAGAAGGCGGGCGTGATTAATTTCAGTTCCGATATGAACGGAGAGCTTTGTATTCTTGAGTATGTTTCAGACGGTATGGAAGCCGGTGTAAACTCAGAGATTAGTCTCAATAAGATGTTTGAGGAATATATATACGCCTATATTCAATACTCTATCTTAGATGCAAAATTTGGTGTTCAAGAATATGTTGTCAATCGAGCACGAAAAAAGAAAGCAGCCCTGTTGCGAAACGCTAAGATTCGAATGAGCAGTATTGACCCCGGTAAATTGCTAATGAACCTGCGAGGGCAGGATAAGTGGATAAAGTAATATGGCTACTACAACTAGAAATTTCTTGAAGGGGCGTATGAATAAGGCACTTGATAAGCGTCTTGTTCCTGACGGAGAATACACTGATGCGTTAAATATCCGTTTAGGCTCAACTTCTGAAAGTGACATAGGTAGTATTGAAAACTCAGAAGGAAACACTAGGCTTGTTGAGCTTGAGTATAATGGCGTTCAATTGAACCAAGCCAAATGCCTTGGCTCTTTTGAGGATGGCGCAAACGAAACTATTTATTGGTTTATTTCTCAACCAACTTTATTTGGTCCTTCACCTACAAGTAAAATTGATTTAATTGTATCCTACAATGCTCTTAATGGAACAATTACCTATCATGTAGTAAGTACTTCAGACCCTGAAGTCCCGGGACAAACTTCTCTGAATTTTAATCCGAATTATTTAATTACGGGAATTAATTTAGTAGACGACCTTTTATTTTTTACAGATAATTTTAATCCTCCTCGTAGAATTAATATTAAAAAAAGCTATCCTCTTCCTAGTGGTTCTTACGTGGATGATGCTCTCTTAAAGAATGACATACTTGTTATAAAAGCACCGCCTATTAACTCGCCATCTATCCTCCCTTTAACTATAGGTGGCAAAGAAAACTTTTTGGAAGAGAGGTTTATTTGTTTTGCTTATAGGTATCGATATGAGGACAATGAATATTCAGCAACTTCTTCATGGTCTGCCCCAAGCTTTATCCCAAATACTTTTCAATTAAGTAGTGAGTCATACCTAAATGAGGGCATGGTAAACTCTACTAATAGTTGTCAGATTACCTTTAATTCAGGAAACAATTTAGTGAAAGGCATTGACCTGCTTTTTAAAGAGATAGGCAACAACACTATTAAGGTCATTGAAAAACTTGACAAGTCTACTCAGGGGTACGCCAACAATACAGATTATCAATATTCATTCACTAACAGTAAAATATATACTGTCCTCCCAAGTGAAGAAATTTTAAGGACATATGACAATGTTCCTTTATTAGCTAAGGCTCAAACCATGATGGGAAACCGTCTAATGATGGCTAATTATGTAGAGGGATGGGACTTAGTGGATTTAAATAATTCCCCTTTACAACTAAACTATCAAACGTTAGAGGTAAGGAATGATATTGGATTATCTGATTTAACTTCTCTTACAGGCACGAGCGACTATACTTTTGGAAGTAATGTTTCGGTTCCTAACTCTATTCTAGCTGTAGACCTAAGTCCTGCGGCTAGTAATTTAGTCACAGGAGCTTCGATTGAGTTTACCATATCACTTAATCATTCTTCATTTGCATTGGGTACGGGGGCTACTACGGTTCCTACAGAAACTACACAAGGGGTGGAGGTTACATTCCTTTATGTTTTAACACAGAACTTTAACACCATAACCGACCTTTTTAATTCAGATGATTTTCAATCATCTATTGGTACAGCCGCAAATATCGAGGGTGATTACTCTACATTTTGTGACGGTGTTACGTTTACAGACCTTGTTAACTGCGCACTAAGGGGACAACTTACGGGTGGCACCCCAACCCCTATGCTTAAATACAAGTCCGGTATATCAGCAATAGGTCAGCCTATATCAGCTACACACGTAGCAGGCACTAATGTTATATCGTTTCAGTTCCCTGCAATGCAATATGTAAACTCTCAAACTAGCCCTACCGCTAGTATTTATGAGTATTACAGCGTTGAAGTTGTTGACCTTGCTTTTCAAAAAGTATCATCCCCTACTAGCTTGCATAGCAATAGGGGTTATGAGATAGGAATGGTATATATGGATGAGTTTAGTAGGGCAACCACAGCACTAACTAGCCTTAATAACACAGCCTTCTTTTCGTGCGCAGACTCTCTTACGCAAAACAAGATTCAGGTAACTATTCCTGTATCTCAAGTAGCTCCTTATTTTGCTACACGTTACAAGTTTGTGATTAAGCCTGATGCCGAAACTTACGATACCATTTACTCAAGTCTTTACTTTTACGACCCTGTTACAGCACACACATACTTTCTAGTTGAAGGCGAAAATGCAGCTAAATCTGAAGAAGGTACTCGGTTGATTGTAAAGCGTGATGTTGACGGCCCTCTTCCTGAGTGTGTTTATGCAACGGTACTTGATAAGACGGTAGAGCAGGCTGATTTTATTCTTGACACCGACACTAATTTCAAAGTTCCTTCAGGCGTTTATTTGAAGATGAAGGCTAATGATTTTAATGCTACTCTAAGTGCAGACGCTGTTATCGCTCCCGGCCTTGTGCAAACCATTGAAAATAATTCAGGTGATTATCCGATATTGGTTTATGAGGGGTTAAGTGGAGTTGCAGATTCTTCGGGAAACTATACTACCTACAGCATCCCTACAGGCAGCAGGATTAGTTTTAAATTTAAGTTTATCCGTAAAGGAACCGGAGATGGAGACAATAATTGTGAAAGAAGGATATATGAAATTGAAAAATCTTTTACCGCCTCACAGGACTATGCTGACATTATAGCTTGGTGGGAAGGGGATAACATTCAAAGTTCTTTAAATGACGGTACATCGCAAGTAGGAGACCCTGACGCTTGTGATATTGATAACGTCTACGTTTCTCCTCCTGTTGTAAGCAACGCTTCTCAGGTAACATATGGACTCAGTCCTTCCCTGTGCACTAATTTCTATCGGTGGTATAGAAACCCTGACACCAATGAAATAAGATTTATTGTTTCAGGAACTAAGGCGTGTGGCTCAAGTACTAAAAAAGAATCAAGAGTTAGAGTAAGGTTTGAGGTAGTAAGAGCGGAAAACCTAATTGCTTTTGAAACAGAGCCTACTGATGCTTCTCCTGATATTTGGTATGAAAGCTCAGAAACATTTGCTGTTGACGCTTCAGGAAATCATAGTGGCAATGTTACTAATCAAGACATAGCTAATGATGTAAGTGGGGTTGTTACAACAAATTTCTTTAATTGTTTTTCGTTTGGCAATGGAGTTGAAAGCTATAAGGTTAGGGATTCTTTAGAGGGGAGACCATTGGCTTTGGGCAATCGGGTGACATCTGTCAGTGCTCAAGACTACAAGGAGGCCCATAGGAGTTCTGACATTACATACAGTGGAATCTACAATAACGAGAGTAACGTCAACAAGCTTAACGAGTTTAACCTTGGGCTTTTAAATTTTAAAGCATTAGAAGAATCCTTCGGCCCTATCCAAATCCTTTATGGGCGTGAGACAGACATCTTAACTTTACAAGAAGACAAGATATCTTATGTTCTTACAGGAAAGAATCTTCTTTCAGACAGCACAGGAGGTGGCTCAGTATCTTCTGTCCCTGAGGTTCTTGGGACTCAGATTGCTCGTGTAGAGGAATATGGCATTAGCAACAACCCTGAAAGCTTTGTTCGGTATGGGCTGAACTCATTCTTTACTGACGCAAAACGCGGTGCTGTTATTAACCTAATGGGTAATGGACCTCAAGAACAGCTTAATGTAATTTCAGAACAAGGGATGAGGTCATGGTTTAGAGACCTATTCATATCTAATTTTAATACTCAAAAGATTGGAGGGTATGACCCGTATATGAATGAATATGTCTTAGCTAATAAGACAACGTTATTACCTACAGAAGAAGAGTGTTCTCAGTGTGGATTCAATAAAATCATTACAATTAAGCAAGGTGCTTCACCTCTTGCTTTTTGTGTAGATACAACTAGAGTTGCGGGAGTTATTACTGTATCGTTTATTCTTCCAACTGACCCGGTAACGACTCTTGTATTTGGCGTTGATGGCACGGGATATGGGCCGTTTACTTCTACAGGTAGCTTTACTTATTCTCAAGGAGCTACTACAGATAAGAGTGATTTTATCATTTATAATAGTGGAAGCTCTGACGCAGTGTTTAGCCTTGTTGTATCATGCCCTGCTCCCAACGACTTGAATGTAGTTCAGGTAACGGTAGGTGATAACGTAGATGCGGGTAAAACTATTACTAATCAGTATCATTGGGTAGAAGCGGCTACTTATGTAGCTCCACTTCAAAGTCAGCAAATTAAAATGGCTGCAGGGAATGCCTCACCGTTAGTGTCGAACTACACCTCTGTGGTTTCTCCGCAAGGAACAGGCTCATCCCCCACGAACAGCTCAGTATTAACTATTGCATCGAACAGGACAAACACCGATACCCTTGCATATAACTTGACTTATAATAAATTCAGGTGGTTAGCAAGTGATACAGCATACACTAATACACCTACTGATATTGCTGCATTGATTGACGCAGCAACTGTAGTTTCTCCCACCCAATCAAATCCTCAGCTGTTTGAAGGCACCATAACAATGCCCTCTGATTTAGATACATATACCTATCTGTATCTTGTTTGGGACTACAGGGTTCCTGTAATTTCTTCTTTGTGCTACTCAGAGTCAACTCCTTCAGATGCCTGCTGTAGCTGCTCTTGTAGCGACAGCACCGAGATTAAAGTGACAAATGGAGGAGCATCTCAGCAATTAACTTTTAAGTACTCCGATTGTGACCGTGCTCAACAGTTTGTTACTCTTGCTCCATCAGGGTCTACTACGGTTTGCAGCGATAGTAACAATGTTTCGTTTGTATCAGGAGTTTTTGCAGACCTAATACAAGAAAGAATTTCATGTGACTGCTGTCCATAACAATAATTGAATTCATGGGAAATATTGCGAACTATATTTTAAACGGCCCTTCATTAGAATCATCCACAGGATTGACTACCGCTGCAGGTGGCCCTGCTCCTGATGGGTTTTACTCTGATGGGGTAACCGTTAGACAGCTACAAAATGGGGTGTTTGTTACAAGCAAAGTCCCTTGTGATTGCGCTACAGCTTGCAGCACTTCACCTATAACTAGAAGCAGCGGTTCTCAATCTGTAGATGTATATACTTTCAGCTTAGGCAGCAATTCAGGGGTTAGTAGGATTCGGTTTTCACCCGGAGATACACCCGATGGAATAAAGATAACTGAAGGAACTAGCGGTAATACACCTAAATGGGCAGGAACTGTTACTCCTTACATATACGCTGTTCCGGGAAATACTATAGACCCTATTTTTTTAGGCAACTCAACAAACAGTTTTTTCCCCCCTTACTCTTTTAGTAACATCCCTGAGCAAACATTTTTTGGAGGCACCTATACTTCCACAGGTAATGACTTTGATATTACTGTTCCCACTGCAAACGTAAAGCTTTCTACAAGTGCAAATCCGGGAGACCTAGTGTCAATTATTTCAGCTACAGCCAATACTGAATTGACTATAGAGGCTTTTAGATTAGACCCAAATAATCTTTCAGGGTATACACTAACAGTAGAATGCCCTTATGTAATACCTGACACCTATAGATTTCTTAGCTCAAGCGTATCCTCAACTACGCAGGGTTGCGGAAGTACTCCTATTTTTCCTATTGCAAACTATCTAGTAAGTATTCGTACCCCACAGGTTCCTCAAATTCAAGTCGGTGACTATTTATTTCTAGATAATTTAGGAACTAGCTTTATGGCAGATGGGTATTACCTTATTCAAGGTCCGGGTAGCAGTACTCAAGAGTACTCGGTTCAGTTAGAAAGTGGGATTGTAATTTCAAGCTTTGCGTGTCCTTAATTTAAAATTATGCCTGTAAATAATCAGAACTATACTTTAACGTTTAGCCCCGGCTATCAAGGGTGGGTTTCGTTTTATTCATATGAACCTGAAATGATTCAGCATATGAATCAGTACATGTATACTTTTTTAAATGGAAACTTGTACAGGCATAATACCAATGCTACTCGTAACGAGTATTACGGAGTATCTTATCCTTCAAAGGTTACCACGGTTTTGAATCAAGAGCCTATGGTAAATAAGATTTTTAAAACTCTATCTTATGAAGGTAACGAACCATGGGGAGCAACTTTAACAAGCGACCTGCAGACTACAGGATTTATTGACTCATCTTATTTTGTACAAAAGGAATCAGATTGGTTTTCATTTGTAAGAAACTCAGGAACTACGCCTGCTGACGCTGCACAGGAATATCCTTTACGCTCTGTTAATGGTATCGGCAATACAATTGGTGCGATTACGCTAGGAAACAATGTGACATTTAGCTTTGCTTTAACGACAGATATCGGAAGCATTATAAGTATTGGGGACTCTATTTACTTTGGAGTACCCGTAGTAGCCCCTGCTACGCTTACCCCTATTTACTCAGGCACAGTGACGACTATCACCGTAAACCTTGCTGCGGGTCAAAACATAATTCAGTATGCCTTAGATACTGCAGGTGGGGGTGTAGCTCCTCCTGCGGGAGTAGACGTGTTCTACGCCATGTTTGTAAAGAATCAAGTTGCAGAGTCTAAAGGCATCCTAGGTCACTATGGAGAGCTAACTTTGACAAACTCTTTGACTACACACGTAGAGCTTTTTGCTGTTAAATCAGAAGCAATGACTTCTTTCCCCTGAACTGATTATCTTTGAAATTGTGAGCGAGCTTCAGACTATATTAAAACAACCCAATGCAACAGTAGATTCTCTACTATATCACGTTTATAAAGAACGCGGTCTTTTATGGGAGGACATTGCTAGGTTTAGTGAAGAGCTGCAAAAGATTTCAGGTGTTGTAGTTCATCATACAGAGGAAATGAAGGAGCAGTTTCCCACCACTCATCACTTAAAAGATGGACTATACACAAGGGAGGTATTGATGCCTAAGGATTCTTTGGTTGTGAGCTTTATTCATAAGCAAGACCACCCTTCGTTTTTTTTAAAAGGAAGTATGTCTATCCTGTTGGATGATGGACATGTTAAACATATTAAAGCCCCGCTTACTGTCTTTACTGAGACAGGTACACAGCGCGTGGCTTACATGCACGAAGACTGTGTTTGGGCTTGCGTGTATAAGACTGATGCCGAAACTGTTGAAGAGGCTGAAAAGGAAGTATATACTACCGATTATAAGGAGTTGCCTGAGCACATCATTTTTAAACAACAATTGTTATGTCAGGAATAGTAGCAGGAATTAATGCAGGAATTGCTTTGACTACCATGGGTATCTCAGCAGCTCAAAAAAATAAGGCCGAAAAGAATGCCGCTCAAGCAGAGCGTGCAGCCTCAAAAGCTATGGACGAAGCTCGTCAAAAACTTGATGTGAATTTTCAAGAAGGACGAACCATTAGTAGAGACCCCTATACCATGGCTATAGAGCAGTCTCTAGCGCAAGGTGCTGCTTCTGTGCAAGCTGCTCAAGAATCAGAAAGAGGAATCGGTCAGATAGGTAGAATTCAAATGGCTCAAAACCAAATGGCTGAGGGGCAGCGAGTTGCCTTAGGGCAAGAACTTCAGCAGCTTGATAAAGATATTCTTGGTGAAGACAGCCGCCTGCGGGATGTGAAAACTCAGATTGACTTGCAAGAAGCTGCGGGTGCGCAAGAAGCTGCCGCCATGTATGACGAGCAGGCAGCAGCCGCTAAAGCCGCTATGATTCAGAGTGGCGTTGATTTGGCTGCAGCAGGTCTTTCCGCTGTTCCTCTTTATTCGCAGAACAATAAAGCACAGCAACAGGCTATATCAGGTATGCAGTTTGATGCGGGTCAAGCTAAGCAATTTGGTACAGCCACAGGGTTTACGCCTACAGGGGTTAAAAGCACAGCAGGTGTAATAGACTTTGGTGTAAACACGGGAGGTAATTTTTCTGCTGTAGGGGACATGAGCGGACGAGATTTTCGACAGTTCAAGCGTAACCTTACTCCGGCTCAAAAGAATCAAATCATGTTTGACCCTGCATATATGAACCAATACAACTCTTTTACAGGAGGCAATTAATAGTGAGATATGGCTAAGACATTTTATAAGTATGCGGAGCGAAGTGCGGAATCTCAGATTAATTGGAATGAGGTTGGCCGTCAGATGTCTGATGTGGTTAACGAGGAAGCTCGTATCCGTCAGGAAAAGAAGGCGGCTATTGATGACGGCATTAAAGATTTTAATGAGTACATCAATAACCAACCTCTTGGTGACCACCAAGGGTTTAATGATTGGACCACTCAGTTCTCTACTGATACAGCGGAATATGCCCTTCAGGTAGAAAGGCTTTTGAAGTCAGGACAGATGAATGTCAGGGACTACACAAATATCCGAGCCAATCTACAGCAAGGAACTACTGAAGCGTTTGAGTTTGGAAAAGAGTTTAATACCAAGTACGCTGAATTGCAAAAGCGTATGGAGGTAGACCCTGAAACAGGGCTTCCTCAAGCTCAAGCACTAGAGGAATACATGATGAATTCTACGCGTGGTCTTGGAAACTTTAGCTCTTCCCGCTTATGGATTAATCCTACTGATGGAAAGGTTCTCCTTGGGAAAAAAGACATGGTAGATTCTGAGGATGGTTTAGGAATTACCGCAAGGATGCAAGAGAATCCGGGAGCGTATGCCCCTGTAAATGAGCTTCGCAATAGGCTCAATGCTAAGTACGATATTTACGATATAAATAAATCTACCGACACCATTGCTGCTTCATTAGGCACTCGTATAGATGCAATCATGGCAGGCGGAGTTAAGGAGCGAGAAAATCCATTGGCGCAACCTGCTATTGTGAGTGCTATATCTGATGCTGTTAATGGTCAGCTTGCTTCGCCTACTAACGTAACATCCGTATTGACCAATACCCTTAGGTTAAACCCTGATGGTGACGGGCTGTATGAATTTACTCAAGACCCTAAGGCCGCTGCTAAAGACCCAAACTTAATCTTGATGGTTCCCAATCCAATGCAACCTTCTTCAGGTGCAATGGTACCTATGTTTGGAGTTGAAAATGAGGAGGCATATAAAGCGCAACTTCGAGAAAGTGGATTAAGCAATGATGAGGTTGAAGCTTTGTTCGCCAATAGAGACGCTCAATATAAAGCCGCTGAGGACACAGTTAGAACTAGCGTAGAGTCTAAGCTTAACTTTAAAGAGACAGGCTATGAGGCTAGAGAGAAACGAGCGCAAACTGAAGGTGAGCGCAAGTCAGGGTCCGCTAAGAAGCAAGCAGAACAAGCTGTTACCAACTTGGCTAAGCTTTGGGGTACAAGTATCCCACCGATAGATGTTGCTAATGCTACTAACGAAGAGCTACAATCTTATAACGATGCAGTTCAACAAGAGTTTCAGGCTGCAGGAAATTTCTTGGCGGGCCTTAATGATGAGGTACACTCGATTTCTTTTTCTGAAGATGGCTCTCAGGTTATTGTTAACGACTTGCTTAAGGATGGAAGTGTTCAACCTAGAACACCAATCACTAAGGGTGATAACGTAGAGCAGTTTGTAGAATCACTAGTCACCGCTATCTTACCTGACAATGTAAGAAACGCAGCTGACGTAGGGGCTATGCTTAAAGCGTCAGGCATCACAGATGGATTAAACCGTCACTCTCAAACTACGGGAGAGAAACCATTTGGTTTTGATGCTCCCGCCCCTGAGCCTGAAGCTCAGAAGCTTACCATGAATGATACTGTTGATGATGGTTTCGGAGAAGAAATCTCCCTAATCAATCTTGCTAAGGAGTCAGCTCCACAGGAACAGGGTGATGAAACGGCTACATCATTAGCCACTATGAATGCCTTTGATTCATTCCTTAAAACAGCAGGCATCGCAGATGCACAGGCAACTAATGGAGTTGTTGAGATTGAAAGCGGGAGTGCTTTTGTTAGCAACACCGACCAACCATACGTAAACTTAGGAATTCCTAATGTTATGGAGCCTGCCATTAAGTTCCCTGCAAACTTAACTGAAGCTCAATGGCTTGCTGTCAATAATATTATTATAGACGAAAGAGCAAAAGGGAATCAGATTACTGCCAATATGTTTGCTAACTTAGGGCTTGAGAATTTTGATGAACTTCAAGCTATTACCACAGGTGGTGGTGGCCCTTTAGATTAATATATCTAGCATGAACGAAAACTTACAAAAGCTTTATGATACCCTCACAGAGCAAGGTCTTTACACGAAGACATTTGAGGAGTTTGTAGCCAAGTATGATGGTAATATTAACGGGCAAGAAAAAATATTTGATGAGGTTGCTAAGCGAGGGCTTTACACCAAGACTCGCGAAGAGTTTAAGGGTAAGTATTTCCCTGCTACAGTTGAGGAGCCTGTAAAAAAAAAAGACGAGCCTACGGACTCGCGATTGGAAAGTGGTTTATCGGGGCGGTCCGCGCTTACGATTGACGATATCAATGCTACTGAAGAGCTTCCTGAGGCAGCTCCTGAGCAGCCTGACTTTAGTTCTTACGGAGACCAAGAAGAGCCACTCAATGAGCAGGCTTTTGTTGATGCGCTAACAGCAGAGCCTGAGCTTGACCCGTTTAGTGAGGAGGGTATACTAGCTGCCCGAAAAAAAGGGTTCGAACGTACAACTAAAGTCAAGGCTGAAGAAGCCAAGAAAGATGCAGACTTAGCAGAGCAAGAGTTAATAAAGAGGCACGAGGGATTTTACAAATCAGCCGATGAGATGGCTGATTCTTTTGTTACCCCTGAGCTTATATCAAAGAACGAGGAGGAGGTAGTAAGGGATATGTCCGAGAAATTTGGACAATACGGATTTAACTTTATTGAGAAGGGAGTGGGTGATGCCATGACGGTATACAACCACGACCAAAGCGCAAGCATTGACATTGACCTAGACCCATTTACAGATGAGGGTAAGCAGCAAGAGTCAGCCAAGCTAAGGGACTTTATCAAGTCTCACTATTATAAAGAAGGGCAGAGTGAGGAAGAGGTAAACGAGGCTAACTATGCAACGCAGGCAATGCGTGCAAAGAAGATGCGACCTGTTGCTTTGCGTAATGAAGACGGCAGTGAGTCTACTCACCTGATGATGTCCTTTGAGGAAGATGGTGTATTTAAGGTAGCTCCTACTTTGTTTCCTAGGGAAGGTTTTGAAACCAACCTAAACTCTGACACATGGAAAGAGCTGTCACCTGATGAAGCTATTGAGGAGGCACGTAAGAGGGGTGAGGTATTTACTTTTGCTACCGAAGAGGAAGCCAATGATTTTGCGGAGGGCGGATGGAAGACAGTGAGCACTGTAGACGTAGAGGCAGAATCTTTTTTTAATGAGCGTGGCAAAAACTATCATGCATTTCAACAAGCACGTCAGCGTTACGATGCCTTGTTAGACGAGAAAGAATTTTTGGAAGAAGCAAACTCAGAAGGAGTTGGCTACGACGACTTAACTGAAAAAGAAAAGGAGTTGTATGGTAAGTACTTTGATGAGGACGGTAGGATAGATAACTCACAAGCTGAAATAGCCATACAAGAAAAACGTATGGATGCTGATGCCCTTGTGGATATTATTGGCGATGACGAGCTGCTAACTGTTGAAGAAGACTTAGATGTATACTTAGAAGGGGAGCGACAACAGAAAGCTCAGAAAGCTGCTAAGATGAATCAAGCTGCTTTAGCTGCAGCTGAGGTTATAAATGAAGAGAGCGTTCGTGTTTTAGGTGTTGGCATTCCTGAGCTTGCTAATTTTGTACCCAAGACAAGTAGAGAACAGGAGGTTTATAACAATATTGTTGGAGAGGTCCTTGATGTTTTAAAGACCAAGGAGGACGCTGCTGTTCAGTATGAGCTTTCTAATCTATACATGAACGCTAAGCACAACAAAAATGTGCAGAAGGAATTTGTAGAAAACCTTGAGGGGTTTAATTCTGAGTTGAGTAACGGATTGGCTACAGGTAATGCAGCTGAAATACTTTTACAGATGAGTCCTGTGGGGCAAGCCTTAGGAGGGTTTGGCATTGATATGGATGACGATGCTGCGGTGGCTAAGGCTGTAGCTGACATGATAGCTATTGAAGAGGGTAAGGACGGTAGGTTAGCGCGGGGATTAACTCGATTTAATAATGCCCGTACCAATGCCGAGATGTATAGGGCATTGAGAAACGACCCCGCTGAAGTATCTATGCAGTGGATGGGTGCCTCCCTCGCTCAGATGCTTCCATATGGTAGTAAGATACTTGCAGGAACGGCAGCCACAGGAGCAGCCACAGGAGCAGTAGTTGGTTCAACCGCTTTAGGTGCGGGTGCTGTGCCGGGAGCAGTAGCGGGGCTTGGGTATGGAATAAGAACAGGTATGGCTATTAATAGCTTTGTGTTGGAATACACTAGTGCGGTACTTGAAGCTGTAAGTTCTCAGGGTTATGACCCTACTGACCCTGATTCATTTGCAAAAGCTCTCAATGACCCTAAGGTGTGGGAGGAAGGTAAGGTGCGTGGAGGTACACGAGGGTTAGTGATAGGTGCTATGGACTATGTATCAGGAGGTCTTGCGGGTAAAGTATTTAAACCCGCTAGGGCGGCTACTCGAATGGCTAAGGCAGGAACTTTTGTGGCGGAGAGAGCTGTATATGACCCACTTGCCGAGGGTGCAGGTGAGGCATTGGCAATGCTTTCGGTAGGTGATGAGCTAGAGCTGAAAGAAATTATTGCTGAGGCAGGTGGTGCATTGGGCAACCAAAGCACGAACGCTTCTATGAATATCATCAAGGCCACCATGGGCAACAACAATCAGCGGCTTGCTAATGAGCTGATGGACCTTGGTGTAATGGCATCTGACAATTCAACTGACAAACAAATTCAGCGTTGGACTGATAACATGACTCGCCTTGGGAAGATAACACCTGAGCAAGGACAGCGTATTCTTGAAAACATGAGCCTACGTAGAGAGGCTAATGATTTACTTTCAGTAGCCTCCCCAACAGGTGTGCTGCGTGGCGTAGCAAATAATAAAAGTGCTCAGCGAGAAAGGCTGATGGAGTTGATGGAGGTGCGTGATGGGCTATCTAGTACCGAGCAAAGAAAGAAAGTATTCGGCAATAAAATTGCTGCTATCAATGAAGAGATACGTGAGATATCCGAAACAGGTAAGTTAGTTGCTGACCCTGTAGATACCTCTAAGCTAAACCCTATAAAGAGAAAAGGAGTAGCTACTTATAAAGTGGGAAGAAACTACATGACCAAGGACGAGTTCATTGGTTACGTAGAAAGCGCAGGCCCTACAGCTTTAGAAAGATTAAGGAGAAGGGGGGAAGTAAAGAACGACCCTGAGACCGCGATGCTTCTTGCCTCTAGGTTATCTCCTCAGGACGATGTTGAAACTATAATACAAGAAGCCGATGCCATTCAAGAGCCAAGCACAGAGGAAGTTCCTACACGCGAACCATCCGGAGATAGCGCAGCAGTGGGAGAAGGACTATCCGAATCAGGAGAAGCTGCCCAACCGATTGCTGCCGAAGACCAAGTTGCGGAAGAGACGATTGAGGAAGAAGCGCAAGTAGAGGCTATTGACCGCCCTGTACGTAGCGATGTTACGGCCTTTAGAAACGGAACCATTGACCCTCAGCGGCTCGATGGTATCGTAGCGGGTATCGAGGCAAGGCAGGCGGCAGGCAAGAAGCTTACTAAATTTCAGCAAGAGGTGCTTGCTGCAGACGAGACAGCTGTAGCTAGTGAGGCTGAGCAGCTTAGTCAAGAACTTGCTGCGGAAGAGGTGGGGGTTGAAACCCCCACTCCTGTGGCTGAGGAAGCTGTAGCTCAGGAAGAGGCAGCCCCCACCGAACGGCTTACTGATGATGAGATGACGCTCGAACTCAATAGGTACGAGAGAGAAGCAGCAGAGTTAAAGAGCAAGTTTAAAAAAGAACGAGCAAAAATTAAAAGGCGTAAGAACTCGCCCGCTAAGACCGCTGCCCTTGCTGCTTTAAATAAACAAGAGGCTGCTGAAGTTGAGGAGATTAAATCAAAGAGGAGAATCGTACAAGCCGCTAAGTCAGTAAGACAAGGCAAGGGCCTTCCAAAGTTTGCACGACCGGACGGAAAGTTCCCTGCTACTGAAGAGCAGTTGCGACAGATAAATGAATTAGCAGGAGTAGAAGAGGCTGCGCCTGTAGTAGAAGAGACGGCTGCTCAGGAGGAGATAGCCTTGACTGACCCGCTCGCAGAGCTGTACTTTAATTGGATACGCTCCCTGCAGAGCGCAGAGATTACGGCTATTCAGGAGAAGGAAGCTTCTTCCCGTACCCGTTCTGAAAGAGCTAAGCTTGCCGCAGTAACTCGTAAGCAGACCAAGGCAGAGAAAGCAGCGGAGGAGCGTGGTCTGTCCACCGTAGAACAGGTTGGATTGCTGCAGCGTGTTAACAGCGTGGTGTTATCCGAGAACGAATCTGCTGCTGCTGAAGATACGGTAGAAGAAGCAGCACCTGAAGCAGTGTCTGAAACAAGAGCGGCTATAGTTGAGCTTGGAACAACTGAGTATGGGGAACAAACCCCTATGCAGTTGGAGACCAAAATTAAAAAGCTTGCTGAGCTTATTAAAAAAGCACGGCAAGAGAATGACACTGAAACTGCTAAACTTGGAAGGATAGTAAGGAAGGAGTATAAGGCACAACAAAAAATTGCAGAGCGAAAAGCTAGGGCGGCAATTAGGAATGCAGATAATCGCAGGCGTAGAGAGGAAGCAGCTCCTGCAGTGGAGGCAGCTCCTGTAGTAGAAGAGGCCGTTGCAGAGGAGGTGGAGCAGACAAGCACGGAAATTGAGGCGGAGCTTTTGGCATCTAGACAAGAAGGGAATACAGCTGAAGAGATAGCTGCTGAGGAATTCCCATTGCAAGAGTCAGACTTTGCAACACAAGAAGCATATGGTCGCGCTATCAAAAAATGGTCTGCAGGTAAAGCTCGTCGTTTAGCTGCAGCTGAAGAACAGCAAACTCAACTCAGCCCTGAAGAGCGAGCCGCTGCTGATAAACAGCAACTTATGGCTCCTATACGTGCGGGTAAATTTGCTGCATTTGGAACTCGAAATGGTCAAGAGTCTTATACTCAAGGATTTGATGGTAGCATTCTAGACCGAGAAAGAGGTAGAGAGCCATACAATGAGTTCAAAGAAAGGGTTATTGATGGTAAGTATTACTATACACAATATGAAGGAGGTAGGGGTGTAGTGTCTGATGTAGGGGATAGGGCAGGATATGTGGCTACCACCTTTGTGTCGAACACTAAGCTATCGGCAGCTCAGAAAGCTTTGATAAAGACAGAGCTTCTTAATCGTAACAAAGAGCTTATCAGAAATTTAGATTCTGATACTAAGAAGATGCCTGATGGATTTTCTACTAGCGAATCATTCGGTAGGTACGACAACGTACAGACTCGTCAGTTCATGCTTGATACGAAAACGGATGGCATGGGTATGTCTAACAGGCAGGTAGCTGAAGCTACTGAACTGATGGATGAGGTTAGCCCTGAGCTTGCAGAAAACGATTACACTGTAGATTCTCCCACTATGGAGACTACCCCTATAGTCGTAACTGAAAATGAATCTCTAGTAGCTAAGGTAAAACGTGTAGCTCTTTCTGCCTTGAAGGGTAAGAGTATAAACCTAGCTATGGCTGACCAACTAAAGGTAGATGATAGTCGCATGGGCGGCCCTCTCTTCCCAATGCAAGAAGGTATCTTCGGTAAGGTAGCTTGGGCTTCGATTGATGAGAATGCAGCACGAGCTATTATCGTAGGTGCAGCTAAGGGAGACTTTACTGCTGTGTACAATATGAAGCCAAGTGCTCTTGACTCTAATATGGTTACCATGCGATACGCTATGGAGCTTATATCTCAGCAAGAAAATGGTCAAGAGATTTACGAGCAGGCCATAGAGTATCTTAAGGGCAGGAAGTATGGAACGAATCCTTCTGACAACAAGAAAGCTCAAGCTGCTTTTGAAGCTGCCACCGTTGAAGAGTTCCTAGATAAAATGGATGAGCTTGGTACAGACCTTCGGGCTGCCATACTAACCAACCTATTCCCTACCAACCAAGTAGAAAGTAAGGTTGATATCCACATGTCACTAAAGGAGATAGGTGCTACTATAGAAAATATTAGAGCAGCTAACATTGAGCAATTTGCAGCCGACCTTCCTATGGGGGCTTTGACTACTCTCTTAGAAGTAACAGATGCTGATGGCAACAAGGTTACAGAAGAAGCCCTTGGAAAGGGCGCAAGGAATTGGAAGAACTTTATGATGACCAAGGAACAGCAGGCAGCTGAGGGAGTTCCTAGTCATGACAACTATCCTATATACATTAGAGGCCGCGCAGTCGGGGTGATGGAAGATACAGTTCCATTTTGGAACGTGTTGCCTGATGCCTTGGCTATGATTGATTCTAAGATTGCCAAGAAGACTAAGCAACGAGACAAGTATACTGTCATAGATAAAAACGGCAAGACGATTGATGTAAGAACTCAGATTAATCCTGATGGTTCTACTACGGTAACTCTATACAACAAGCAAGGGCAACCAAAGGCGGGGTCAGATGTAACCACTAACGTTAAAAACATACGTGCTTTTATTAAGCGTAAGTATGGAGAAATACAAGATGTTAAAAAGGGTAGACCTCTGACCTCATCAGAGGCTTTCTCAGGTGCTATGCGTTCTGCGATGATGACTGCAGGTACTGCGGCTACAGTAGAAGCTCCTGCGGTATCTAAGTATCAGCAGTTCATATCTAGGTTAAGTGCCTCATTCCCTTCTGTCGAGGTGGTAACAAGTCAAGAGCAGTTCGATGCTTTGATGAAAGACGCTTACTCGAAAAAGCTTACGACTAAAGACCAAAAGGTTTACGGTGTGGTGGCCGATGGAAAGGTATACCTGAATCCTTCTCTTGAAAACTACAACACCCCTATCCACGAGTTTGGACACATATGGTTGAACACAGCCAAAGAGCTAAACCCTGAAGCGTATGCTGCGGGTATCAGGCTTGTCGAGGGCAGCCAATATGAATCTCAAGTTCGTGAGAATAAAGAGTATAAGCGTGTCATTAAAGAGATGCGAAGAACCGGAGCTACAGAAGCAGAGATAGATGCTTATGTAAGGGAAGAGGCATTGGCTCTTGCTATTGGAAACAAGGGTGAGTCTTTTGCTACTGCCGCACAAAAAAGAAACTTTAGTGCATGGCTTACTGACCTCTTTAACTTTATCAAAAAGCTAACGGGTATATCTGATATGTCATCAGAGCAACTTCAGAACCTTGACATTGAAGGATTTGCTCAAGCAGTTGTGGTAGACCTGCTCTCTGAGAACCAACAGTTCTCACAAGCACAAGAGGTAGGGCTGTCGAATGAGATGCAGTTCATGACGGGGACTGACAATCAGTCCATGAGTATGCGTGATACCATTGATATGGGCAGGGCCAAAGGGTACTCAGACGCGGCTATCAAGAAGCTTCTTATTGACCGTGGGTATAAAGCTACTGAGGTAAACGAAGCGATGGCTGAGCAGTACGATAAGACTACTCAAGTTCCTACAGAATTTGGTAATGTTGAGGGAGGCATGGCTGTGGGCAAGCAGATGTTCGAGGATGTAAAGAACAAGGTTGCTGCTTTCGCTAAATCTAAAGCCGCCCCTACTAACGGACAGGTACGGGAGAAGGCCATGGAACTTCTTAAGGCAAACCCCGTATTCCAATCTCAGTCTGTAGCTGTGCAAGAGGAGTTGATTTCTGCGTTTGATAAAACGCTTGGTACTTCAGCCAACCGCAGTATCTCTCAGCAAGTGGCTGCCTTGCGTAATAATATCCGTCAACGAAGGAAAGGAGCGCAGACATTGCAAGAAGCCAAGCGTGAGCTTTCTAAGTTCATCAAAGCCAACATGCCCAAGTCAGGCATCTATAGTCAGGCTCAGATAAACCGCCTTGTCAATCGAGTTGCTAAGGCTACTGAGTCAAGCCTGCTTGCCGACATGGAATATGTCTTGGCTCAGGTGGCTATACAGAATGAAAAGATTAAAGGAAAGCTCATCAATAAGTTGGTGGCTCAGGTAAAGAAGGATGCTCGAAAGGGAAGGTCTTCCATAGGTAGTAATAAAGTAAGAAGGGGTAGCATAGGTGCAGACGCTCAGGCGTTTGCCGCTGAGTTAAGCAAGGTATTGGCAGCTGCCACAATAAAAAACCCCGCAAAGCGACAAGCAGCCCTAGATGCTATTCGAGCTACCCTTGAAACAGAAGAAGCAGCTAAGGCCATTGCGAAAAATATCCAACAGGGATTCGATAGCCTTACATCTAAGGAGCGTAGGGTTGTGTTAAAGGCTATGGCTTTCCAAGAGTTCCAAGGTATACAGGACATGACCCTTGAAGAAGTTCAAGCTATAACAGAAGGTTATGCTGTGGAGCAGATGATGGAGCGCACTATCCTAAAGCAGACTCAGAAGGAGAGGTCAGAAAAGAATGCTGAAATTAATGAGGGTGTAACAGCACAGCTCAAACAGCTATTCCCTGAGTTCTTTAATACAGACGGTAGCCCTCTCAACGAGAACGAAATTAACGCAAAGGCAAAAGAGGCTCGACGTTTATGGCGGTCAGGAAAAGGACAGGGGGCAAGTGCTAGATTCAAGGGGATGGTAGCGGGCGCGAAAGTATATGTAGATACCTTCCGCAATAATAATACAGGTGATGTAATAAAGTCTGTGCTACGTGGGCTATACCATCTTGGCACGTTCATGAATACGCTTGGCCCTGAGATGAAGAAGCAAGTTTATGACCGACTCAATAAAGCTGAAAGCAGATATCTAAAAGCATATTTTTCTGAGACAGCTAAATTAGATTCGTTAGCAAAGCAGTTTGGCTTCAAGGACTACGAGACCCTGCGTAGAGAGGTATACTCAAAGGAGTCTATTGAACTTGAAGTAGGAAAGATTGGGAAGGAAGGGCCTACTTCTGTGAGAAAAGAAAAGTTTGATTTGGACAAGGTGATGAGGTTGTACGCCTTGTCTAAGAATCCTATTCAACGCGACAAGCTGCGTAGGATGGGAATGGATTTTGATGACCCTGCTTTTGCCGCACAGATAGAGGGCTACCTAGGTGCAGACCTTATGGCATTCTCAGATGCCGTAGTTGATTACCTAAGTAATGAATACTATGAGACAGTTAACAATGTGTATCGGGAGACTAATGATGTCAACCTAAACTACATATCGAACTACTTCCCTACTAGAACAATAACCAAGACAGACACTAAGCTGCTAGAGGACGGTGACTTCCAAGCCATCTTTGATGCAGAGTTTGCAACGGGATTGAAGAATCGTTTGGACGTAGATAGTGAGATAGATTTAGAAGGCGCATCGTTTACTACTGCATTGGAAGACCACTTCCAATCTATGGAAAGGTTCAAAGCTTACTCTGCTGATACTCGCACTCTTAATTCAATCATGAATAACGAGGCAGTAAAGACAGTCCTTAAGATAACAGGGATGACAAGTATGGTGCGGCAGTCTATCAACCAAGCCATCAATCCTAACTCAGGCAAGGGGGCTATATATACTGATAAGGCACTTAATTGGATGCAGACTGCATACACAGGTGTTGCTCTAGCATTCAAAGCTGTTCAAGTAATTAAGCAAGCTACCTCTGCTGTACAAGCTATCCCTGACTACACCTACCGCAAAGACGGTAAGCGTATGCCTGTAATAGATATCATGCTATGGATGGCTGACTACGCGGCAGTGATGGCTCAGCCTAGGAAGTACATGAGACTTGCCGAGAAATCATCTCCTCAGTTTAAGCAACGTTTAAAGCTTGGTATCAAGGGAGATATTGTAGGTCTTGAAGGTGGCGCAAGGCGTATCCCGACCATACGAAAGCAGGGATTCCGTGGAAATGTACAGCGAGCATATCAGAAGATGGCAGGACTAGCCACTGTAGTGGGTGACATTGCAGGTGTGCTTGGGTACATGGCTAACTACCGACGAGATATCATCAATGGTATGGAGCCTGATGTTGCTATCGAAAAGTTTGAAGAGTACAACGCTACTCAACAAAGCCGTAGAGCGGCTGACCGTAGTGTCATTCAGCAAAACCAAGATGCCTTCACAAGGATGTTCACTATGTTTGGTAGCGCATCGCTCCTGATGATTAACAACGTTGTGCAGTCAGGCACTAACATAGCTCGTGATGCGGGTAAAGGGAAAGCCCCTAAGCTCAAGGACGTTCGTAAGTTCTACATCAACTACGGAGTAGCCAACGCACTATTCGTGGGGGCTTCTAACTTCGGAAAGCTATGGGCGGGAGATGACGATGACAGGGAAGAGGTCATGAAGAAGATGGCAATTGCTATGACAGGTCTTAACCTTTTATCCTTTGTGCCACTGCTCGGAAGTACAGCCGAGGGAGTAGCAAGCTACATGATGGGAGATGGATTCCGACCCGGTGAGCAGGGAGTAAACCCACTGTCAAATGTATTTAGAAACTTCAGAAAGGTAGAGACAGGTGGTGATGCGGCTATTGCAACATTGAAGACAGCTGCTGACCTTGCGCTGAAAGCTAATACCAATGTGGGTATAGGTGTATACAACTTCGTTAACGAGCAGATAGATGACCCAACCCTTGCGGTGCAGGACATGGAGTCGTTCTATGAAAGCATCGGGGTGACACCATCCTATCAGCCTAGTAAGTTTAAAGATGGCGAGCTAAGCGAGTATGGGAAACGATTGGAGGCAGAGAAAGAGCGCAAGAAAGAACGCAGAGAGTCTCGTGAAACTCCCGCTCGAAAGGCTCGTAAAGAAGCGAAGAAAGCTAGGGAGGATGCAAGGAAGTTCAAGCGTCTTCCTAAAAACAAGCGGTAAAAAACCCCCTCGCGCAACACGGACGAGGGGGCTTTAAACCAAACAACCAAAATAAAAGTAGACGGAGTACGTGTCAAATATATAACAGTGGGGGTTTAAACCCTCAGTGTTAGTCCATAAATATATCCACATCCGTGACTACGCAGTCAGTTGAAGGGCAAGAATAAGAGCCGACAACTCCGCTGCCGTCCTTACCATAGTCCTCATAATCAAAGTCTGAGTTCCAAACTAAATTGGACTTACACATAGGGCAACGAGTCATGCTGATTTAGGTTGAGATATATCCACTCCATTGTAGATATGGGTTAATTTTCTTTCCACCTCCTGCTCTCTACCGAGAGGAGTTCTTTCTTTTACTAGCCGATAAAGATTAGATAGTCGGATGTCCTTGCGTTTAGTTTCATGCAAAGATTTTCTAAGCTCAGTGTTCTCTGTGTTTACACGCTCAAGCTCTGATGATACCTTACGTATTTCCTCCATCAAATCCATCCTGTTGTACTGATAGTAATGAGGAGTGGTATTAATTGGAGAGTATATGTTAGACACGTAGTGATATCGATTACGCATTATCTCATCGTGCCTGAGGTAGCCTTCTATCTTTCGTATGTAGTAAACTACGGTGGCGTGATTCTTATTCATTATCCTACCAATAGCAGACTTGGTAAGCCCTTTGCTATAAAGGACTTGAGCAAATATCATACGCCCATCTACATCCTTACGCAGCCTACTCTTTTTAAGTATGTCACACTCGCAAGTTTCGTTTACTAATTCAATTAACTCCTGTATGTTGGTTGGTTTAACGGGCTTCATTTAATCTAAATTAATTAAGTAAGAGTCTTCTAATATTAGGTCTAGATATTCATCTTGAGATATCTCTTCAAAGCTTACTAGCACAGGGGTATCGGAATAATAAAACACATATCCTATCTTAAAAAAGTAAGGATATTCAAGCTCAACAACCCCACCTATTTCTATGTACTTATCTTGAGGGCCTACTAAGTAATCAGCGTTGTCATGCAGAAGTCTTAGCACCTCAACAAGGAGATGACGAGGAAGCTCTCTTACCTGAGTAACAAACTCTTCATCTAACTCATATGGTTTCTCATCCTCGGTATACCTCGGTGCGTAATCCATGGGCTTCTAATTCTTTTAATCGATACTCTTGTAGTTTTGACAGCCTACCCTTTGGTGTTTTAATCTCACTAAATACAACACCGCAGTTAGGCGGAATAGCTATGACATCAGGGATTCCGTTCTTGTTGGTTTGTACTAATTTAAGAACGTAATACCCTTCAGATTCTAGCTGTTTGATTCTCTTTGATTGGATTTGTTGTTCAGTCATTGATGACAATTTACAACTTATCCTCTTCACTAATATTCATTATGGTCTTGAATGGGGCTTGGTTTCTATTGTAGTAAACCATGACCTCCCAATCGTTAGCAGTGTCAGGTCTTTGGGGTCTTCCACCCATGCGAGCAATCCCACTTAACTTATCAAGGTCACACCAAATTATTCCATCAGTACATGCCCATATTATAAAAGCTCTCGTGGCATTTTTGTCTTGCTTCCTTGAGTCGTCTAGCTTGACCAACTTACGTGCGGCAATAGGCAGTGGGAAAGCTTTATCAACCGTCCTGTTCCTACCCTTTACCTCTATGAAAGCTGTCACATTAGTTCTCTTTGACCTTACCTTAAAGTCAATGTCATTCGGGTCGAGTTTGTAGTATTCATAATTACCCTGTGACCACAGCTCCATAGCCTTTAACTCTCGGTCTCTATCTGATTGACGCTCCTGACGTTGAACCATATTCTCTTTTGAAATGTGAGGTGGTGAATGATTTCTTTTTAGTCACAGCCTTGTATATGGACTCTTCAATTCCTCCATCAGAAAATATCCAATACACATCGCTCGTTAATCTTTCCTTAGTTGTCATCCTATCTCTCGATTGCCAATAGGTGGTAGCACTAAAGTCTATGTTGTAGTAAACCAACAGCTCTGCTTTCCTCAAAGAAATTCCTTCCCTTCCACTTACCACCTGAAGCGCAATGCTTTTGTCCGTGTTATTGAACTCATCTAATTCAGTAGTAAGCTTGTCACCATACACCGCCTTCAATGCTTCAAGCTCTGCTACAAACTTATAAAATATTCCTATCTTTTTATCTCCGAAGTTGTCGTGGATGAATACCGCTTTCGAATCATCAAGCACGATTGACTTTCCGCTCTCAAACTTTATAGTTCCTGAGTAAAGCTGATGTAATTTAATCATCATCTTAACTGCTGTGTCAGCTAAAATAACTTCTTTCTTCCCTTCGATAACCTCATCTTTCTTGAGGCGTTTACAAAGTTCATATGTCTTGTCCGACATCTTTACCTTGACAACATGCTCCTTGGTATCAACCTTGAACCCCGCTTCTTTCTGCGTGTAGTTAATCGTGTAAGGCTTCATTGCCTTCAAGATGTCTGACCTTCCCTTCTTGTAGTCGTTCATTTGTCTACCGTTAATCTTCAACTGCGTAACGTTTACGTAGTCATCAGCGAAGCGATAGAAGTTTGTGTATTTAGAGAATGGGTTTGTTGGTATCCCATATATCTGATGGTACATCTGACTGTAGCTTTCGGGAGTAGGTGTGCCTGACATAAGAACCACGAATGGGTTATGTTTCTTTATCATATCTCTCACCTGCTTAGCCCTCTTGCTTGCCTTGGGGAAAGCACCCATGCCATGGGCTTCATCCAACACAACCATATCCCATTTGATTGAGGGTAACTTATGCATGCTCTCATAGTTCATGACAAACAAAGTATACGATGGACACATCAAGTCAGAGTCATCTGTAATACTTGACATAGCTTTCTTCTTCGTTAAGAACAAAACATTTTCTACATCATTGTGACGAGTAGCTCTTACCTCAGCAAGCCCTAAACTTGTAAGGGTCTTGCCTGTTCTTACCTGCATTCCTAAGTAAACAAACCTGTGGTCAGAGAGAATTTGATTTGCTTGCTCTATTATTTCTTCTTGGTAATCCCTGTATTTAAATTCCATATTTGATTCCGTGTTGTAGAATTCAACGCTCCTATTAATCCTGTCTATAACGTCTTGATGAGTAGGGCTTTTCAGTACAGTCCTTACAACTGTATTTCTTCCCCGCCCACTCTTGACTTCTTTAGTGGCGCACACCACCCTTTGCAGGGTCAAGCACCATTTGTGCATCATATCGTCAGAGTAACCCGGGATACGCTCTATGACATCACTCATATCGTGAACGATGTCTGAACCTCAAGCTCGTGCTTTGGTCTCATACGAACCCACTTCCCTACACTATCTCTTCCCGTCTCAGGTTCTACCCCATACTTATACAAAGAGTACCTTACAATCCATCTATGGAACTCTTGACGAGAGATAGTCATCTTCGCTCTTGGTGCGTAATCAGGATACTCAGTTATGAAGTCTACGTACATCTGATTCATGTGGTTCTTCTCATGCAGAACTAAGAATCGATTAGACTCTTCGTCTGAATTTATTACACCACACCACTCCATGAAGTCAGGGTTTGTGGCTCGCAATGCTTTCTTCATCTCAAGGTTAATGAAGTCACTCTTAACCAACCCCTTCTTTAAGTATTGGATAAGACAATCAATCATGTAGTTGTCAAACCTGCACCAATCCTCATCATCCCAATCAGCAAAGAAATGTTTCTTGAACTCCATGACAGGAGTGTGGTTCTTATTGTAGTGCTGATGCAGTTCCAACTCCCACTTCCTTCTCTCAAAACTATTGCCCGCTCCCTTGATAGGATAGTTGGTAGTGATGGCAATCTTAGGTGACTTCTCAAATGGTATCTTGATAGCATCCTTATTCTTTTTCTCAAGCGTTAGTCCTTCCGTAACTACAGAGAACAACCGCTCGAAGTCAAAGCTTTTCTTTACATCATCGAAGCAAAGTATCTGCGTATCCGCAGAGACCAACTGATAGGGGAATGATTTCTCAAAGGCAAATGCCTTGCCGTCAATCACAACCAACTTCTTCATCTGAGATAAAGCGTTCATGACCAAGCCCTTTCCTGTGCCACCCTCAGGACTATCACTAATAACCTCATCATTTAAAATGACAGCAGGACAGTAGCTTAGATTCTTGTAGCCATGCATCAGGTAACCCACGGTTGTCTCCATGGTTTCTTTTCTCTCCTCATTATTGTTACATATGTTACCTATAAAAACAGAGAAGTCACAGCCTTCAAACTCACACTCCAAGAAGTTCCTGTTTATAACGTGCTCCTTCCATACGTAACCACCGAGGTCGATATAATCTATAACCTTGATGCCGTCTATCTCAATCTTGACCGCACAGTTTAGGTAGTACAAGTACGATGTCTTACTTCCATCCTTGATAAAGTATATGTCTATCGTGGCAAGAAGGGTAAGGAACTCTTCACGAAAGAACCTTACCGAGTCAGCAAAAAAGTTATAGATACTTTTGTCTTCCACTGATAGGAGGTACGTCAGTATAAAATCCTTTATCTCTTTCTCTGATGTGTGGTCGATGAGGTTGTTCGTCACCTTGACAAAGACATAGTTCTTACTTCCTTCAGGGCAGAACTTGTAGAAGCCGTTGTCTTCAAGGAAATTTTTAAACTCAAGGTGGTCTATCTTTATTACCCCCTTCTCTGACTTAGTCCAAAAGCATATGCTTTCATTCTCTTCTTCCAACCGTGTGATAACGGATTCAATTACATCACTCTCAAGATTGGAAGACTCTTTGAGTTGAGAGCGGATATCTTTTTTTGACACACCACTTTTAAGTAATGTCTTTATTTGGTTGATGTGTTCATCGTCCTCGTAGTACTTAGTGGCAAAGTTTTCTGTGTGGCTGTAAGCAGAATCAATGGTTCGCGATATCTCTGCTGACGTGAAGTCATCAGACTCATACTGTCTTAGCACATGTGAGGCTAAGCTTTTATTGATACCGTAATCATTGAATGCCATAGCCAATACGAATGTGTGATGGTTTCGTGAGCCTTGTACCATTGGGTACTTCTTTGTCCACCACTTGATAAGTATCTCTACTATCTTATTCTCATCATTGATTGGTATGGTGGGTGGGTCTCGGTGACTGACCACCTCTACATACTCAGGCTCTTCCACCTTAGTCCACATCTCTGACTCCTCATTGAGGTAAAGGTTAGGGTCGTATGATTCATAGCATACCCTACCTACATTCTTACTTGTCTTATCAAAATGAGGATTGCTAAAGTATTTTTCTATAGCATTAAAATACTGAACGTGTTTCTCAGCGACCGGTGGTATACGAACTAAAGCCTTCAGTCCTCTGCCTGATGGAGACTCGAACACGGAGTATACGTATCTGTCTTTAGATAGTTTATCCTTGTCTGCTATCAGGTCTTTCTTTTTATCATAGTCATCAAAGTCTAGGCATATAAATCCGCTATGCTCTTGAAGGCTATCATCTTTTCGTTTATTAAATAAACCGCTAAAGCAAATGGCAGGCAGTAGCTTCTTAAGTTCTTGCCTTTCTTCCTTGGTTACATTACGATTCCGAATCTTCTTTACTAAATCCTTTGAAGCCCCATCCTTGATTCTAGATAAAGCTTTAAGTGTAGATATATAGTAAGCTGTCTGCGTATCATGTATGTTTTTAAAGATGGTTGTGTTCTTGTGTGTTGCTTGCATGTCAGGTCTGTGTTTGTTTGGAGGATGTAACTAATTGATTCTCAGTAGTTGTGTTGAAAATGTTACTTTTCTTCTTACATAAGGGAAGGAAAGTAAAGATAGAGAATAATATAAGAGAGAGTAAGCAGTGTTTAAAACTAACATCTGCCATGATAAAGAGGGTGGAGGTTTGAACCCCCACCCTCTATCATTAGAACGGAGCGTCTTCTTCAGTCTCCTCAGGAGCGGGAGCTTCCTCCTGTTTTTTCTTTGGGACGAAGGTGTCGAGTTGGGTATACCAATTACCTGTCCTTTCACTTTTATTTAAAGCAATCTTAACAGTGCCATCTTTCTGTAGCGGCTGAGCTTTGAGCCAAGTAATAAACTCTGCAGGGGTTATCTTGATGTCGGCAACTCCCCATGAACGCCCTTGTCCTTCTTCAAGTTTAAAAATCCTAAGACCTTCCACCCAAATCGCGTCATCTTTTTTTGTCTCTTGTGACATGTGCAATTAATTTTGATTTGTTGTTCCAAGAAAATTGATACCGCATCAATGACATCTTGTTTGTCTTGTGATGTGGCGCAGGTAGTTGGAACTTCTACCTGCATTGTTTTTGTTTTAAAGTACATCCTTTATGTAGAATGATTCGATGTCGTCAGTTGGGTCATCACCAAAGTACTTGTCGTAAACTTCTACCGCTCTCCTTACCTTCTCCTCACCACGCTCAATGAATTCATCTGTCGTAGTGAAGTGACCTAATAGATTAGTGTTCTTGTCTATGACAAGGAAGTCCATCTTCTTTCCAAACAACTGCTGATATATGAACGCTTGGCTGTCGTAGTTATACTTACTCGCAGACCATTTGAATTTGTACATATCATTCGTGGTCTTCAAGTCATAGATATGGGTGTCAGTTATGATGTCTGCCTTGCCCTTCCACATCTTGCCATGTATCTCTTTGACAGCAGGCTCTTCATAGATAACACCCTCTTCTCTTATCTTAGTGAAGAAATCCCAATTGCCTAACATCGCTTCAACGCTACCCAATATATTGTTGTACTCTTTCGTGAGCAGTACGAATGGTAGATTGTTCTCAGCTATGTAGTCCTTGTACTTCTTGGAGTTCCTGCTACTGCAGTCAATATGTAAGAAGTCTTTTGCCTTTTCAGGTTCAAGGATAGACTGATGGAATAGTCTTCCTTTACCGAACGTAGCATTGTCCTGTCGTGGAACTCCAAATGCTTTAGGGTTGGACAACAGAGTTCCTATGTCTGAGTTAGACATATACTTTCTACCTATATCTCCATAGTAGTTATTGTCATCCCGAAGTAGGTCTATGATATTATTCATACTGATTCGTTACCTGCTGATTCGTGAATCTTCTTAAGCTCTCCCTTGATACGGGGAGGCAGAACGTATGACCTCTCCACCTGCTTGAACAAATCTGCTACCTCCTTGTGGTGGTTATCTGTAAAGAACTTCACCGCATCTACCCACTTGCTTCCCTTCATAGTAAGAGACGGCAGGGGTTCAGGCTTGGTAACAACAGCTACCACATCAGGTAAGTCTTCACCTTGGTATACTGCAATGCCTAAGCCGTGCATCCCCATAGCCTTTACCGTTGACCGCTGAATAGCTTTGTTGACATCCATCGAAGTCATCTTCTCACAAGAGATGCTTTGATTCCTGAAGTCCATGACGGGTAGCATATCAATATGCTCTAACCCATCGACATCAATACCAACCTTTACCCACGCAGTTCTTCCGTCTGTAAAATAGTTGAAGCCTGTTGCGTCATGCTCATAGATGTGGCGTTGAGCAGTAGGATATTTCTCCTTCAGCATTGCCCATGCATCTGACCATGATAGGTAGTTTAAGTTGTTCTTCTTCTTGACCTTGCTCTTGACGTTTATAGCCGACAAAGTATGAAACACTGATTGTTTCTTTTCCATTACGATTAATTTAAGTGGGGGTCTGAACCCCCGTTATGATGAAAGATGATTGGTGATATCAGATACTACTGATTGATAGTCAGCGTCTGTCTCTAACTCTTTGGTAATCTTTTTGATTCCATGGATGATTGATGAATGGCAGATATCATATCCATTCTCACCCATATACTTTTGGATATAGCTCAAGCCGATAGGTCTAACACTGCACACATAGTACAGCATGTGACGAGCGTCTACTAAGTGTCTGTCTTTTTTCTTAGTAAACATCTCCTCTGTAGTTAGGTCGTATCGCTTGGCGATATCACTCGCATACTTATTAAAGATTTCGCGCTTCATTATATTTGGATTTCTCTTGCTCCATTTGGATAGCAAGTAGTTGGTCGTCAAAGATTTGACGGATAGCACCACCGATGAATGGTGTGGGTACAATCGTTCGTTGCTTAACACGGAAGGTGTCATCAAGGAACGTGTCATCGTGTTGGCTTTCGCCAAGGGTCTGTTTAATTTTAGACATGAGAGAGAATGATTAATGATGATGTAAATATACAAAAGGATTAGACTATCTGCAAGGATTCTTTAGACAATTTTTGTAGTTTTTTAAATAGATATTTTTCTACCTCGACAATGTCCTTGCTTGTCTTGCCTGTAGTTGAGAAGTGGTTGTTGAAAAACTTACCGTTATCTAAGCCTTGAATAAAATAACCCTGTACGTATACCATAACATCCTTGCAGTTTTTGTGCAGTAGATGTGATAGGTGAGCGTACTTAGATTCAAAAGACTTACGGGACATCAACAATCCGAATTGCGTAAAGTCTTTGATGTCATACTTATCTTTAAGAGTGATGGTGCGTAGCTGAGCTATCCGTGCGGGAGTATCCTCTTGGTTCTTGGCATTCACATATGCCCCCTTAAAAAATGATTTCATAATTAATTGTTTTCATTCCACTCCTCTATCGTCAGCAGTAGACAATCGCCTACAAGAATTTGCTGTGCCATAGAGGAAGCAGTATCGTTAACAGGAAGGTGATGAATGAGACCTTCTTCATTCACTAGTAATACTTTGTCTTCAAAGTATACGGGTTCGATGTATCCGCCTACAGCTTTTTGTTTGCCTTGTAGCGTATCGTATTCGGGATAGTCATGTTGACTACCATCTGATTTAATTAGTACAGCCATGGTGTAAATATAGTTTAATAAAGAATGATTGAGCATGGCTTGACGCGAGCCAATTCAAGTGCGTGGTCGGTGGTGCAGTAAAGTTGCTGAGGGTTTTTGTCATGTATCTCCTCACTGATGTCATCCCATATAGACCAAATTAATTCTGTTCGTCCGTCATCGCGGGTGACCATTGAGTAGTACTCGTCTCCTTCACTGAATGGGTATGTCTTATTGCTCATTGCTTACCAATCTTTTAAGTTTATTAATCACGATGTTCAACATCTCTACGTCTGTTACGTGGTATCCATCTTGCATCCTGTTGTCAGGATTCTCTACGTATTCAATCAATCCTTGTATCTCTTTACTGTTCATCACAAAAATGGTTATCTATTGATACTAGTATCTCGGTCATTGACGATTCGATTTCGCTCATTATATTCTTGTAGTCATCAACGCCTGATGGCGTTATGCGTTTAAGAACAATCCGATTCATTATTACCTGAGCTATCTCTTTACTCAGTGGGGTTATGTTGTCGCTCATAGTGCGTCATCTTTTTGTTGGTGGTACTTGTCGCATCCGCGTTCATCTTCTCCGTACTCTACAGGTTCTTTTGATTGCACGAACTCTTGCATGGCATCTTGTATGTACTCCATGATTCCTGATTCGTACTCGTCAAAGAACTCATAGAGCCATTCGTTTAGCTTGGCTTCACCTGCATCGGCAGGTGCTCCTGCACCCACCATGTCATCGGTCATCCAATTAAGGCAGTCGGGTATTCTATTCTTGTCCATTAGAATAATTTGTATTGATTTAATTCTGCTTCATCAAAGCTCTCACTGCAAGTCTTGCAGGTATATGTATCAAAGGCTGAGTTATCTTTCTCTACCCCGTTGAAACAATTAAGGCAGTAGTATGCGTTGCCATATTCAAGTGGCAGAAGCTCATTGTCCTCAGCCATCTCAAAATCCCATGGTGATGGAGCAGGGAACGTGTAGTGCATCTCATCAGATGGCTGTCGGTGCTTGGGGTTGAAGTATGTCCAAGCCATATGCGTCTCGCTACCTAAGTGGACAGGTATCTGCTCACGTACGTACCAACGGGGATGACCTTCGAGTATGTCCACATCGTGTAGCATCTCATCAGTTACTCGGAAGACGTGCATCTCTACTCGGTGACCTGTTCCCTTTTCAGGTAGCAGGTAGGGTAGCCCGTCAATCAAGAGCGGGTACTTGTCCTGCGTGATACCTGAGCCTAAGAACTCTGCTCGTGATAGGAATCGTGGGTGATTGCTTTGCCCCTTCTTGAGCGTACCGTATACAGCAATCGTGTTGGTGAAGAGGACGTTGGGCTTTGAGTACATGATGCCGTCATGCGTGTGCCACATATCTTCGTTGTATATCTCAAAGGTGCGAGCCTTGGTATTGATAGTAGTGAATCGGCACTCGTGCTCCTCCAATATATCTTTCCATGTATCACGCGGAAGTTCTCCGAGCATACCTGCGAGCACTCGGCTGTCGCAGTCTGTCTTGTTGCCCAATCCTTTGATTGTGCCGTTCATCATGAGTAGCTCGTTGTCTTGAGCACCGCACACGAATGGGTGCATGTTGTGTGTGTTCACTGAACCGACTGTCGCATATCGGAAGTGAGCAATGAATGGACGGTTGGTCTCAAGCACATCATAATTCAAGGAAGCATGGTACTCCGTCTTGAATGTGTCGAGCCATGTAACTCCTAACCCGTGCGGGTTGATACGCGCAGACGAGCGCAGTATGTCTTGGTCTATGACCTTGTCGGTCTGTTGTTTGATAATGATAACGCACATGAGAGATGTGTTTAAATGATTAATGATTGTACAAAGATAGTACAAAAGATGTCTAATTCCAAATGATGAGAGATATATTTTACGGGAGAAAGATGGTGGGGGTTTGAACCCCCACCACCCCCCGTATGGATGCTGTGCAGTCTCTCAAACACAGCTACCCAATTCTACTAGGTTCGTTCCATGGTCTATGGTCGTGAGTTATTAGCTTGCGGATGTACTCTTCTTCCTCGACAATTTGCTTGGCAAGATTTAGTATCTTCAGTAACCCTCTTCGCTCGTACTTGTCGAGTCCTTCATCGCGTAAGCATCGCTCGCTGTTGATTGCATCTACGCAATCTTCAAGGTCGTTGGACGTGTTTTCAAAACGGCAGTATGACATATTAGGCATGATATTATTTTTTAGATAATGAAACTTCTTCTTCGTGCAGTGCGCGTCTGATGACGGCATCCATCAATGGTTCGAATCGGGATACAACTTCACCCCATCCAAGTCGGTCAACACCAACCATTACTACAGTGCGTATCTCTCTCCTGATGTCCAATCCTGAACCTCTCATGAACTCGGTGAGGTTGTCAGCCATTTCTGAGTAGTAAGGATTCCAAGTGTAGTCTTCATCACATTCGAAGAGGTTGCCCCCTCCGTTGTTGTAGATGTCGTAAGAGAACCTTGCGATGATTCGGATGGCTTCTCCGTGTGCTGTGTCAGCCTCGCCTTGTGCGGGTACGTATGCGTCCCACATCCTATCGAAGTCAGCTTGATGCTGTCCTTCTTGGTTAAAGTATGTTTTCATGATTATTTATTTAAGTGCCATACCTCATCCAAGGTATAGCCTTTGGTTCGACAGATGTATTCAATGAAGTTGTCCATGTGTGGTTGGTTCTTGAATGTCTTGACTATGTACCACTCACGCCATGTGGCAGTACGGAATTGGATACCTGCTTTAATCATTTCTCAAGGAGGATTACGTACTCGTTCGAGAGTAGCAGGTAAGAGTCCCATCCTGATTTGTGGGTGAGGGCTTCAGCTACGATTGGAATCCCAATTGATTTAAGGTGAGCCTTCGCCATCTCAGTGATGGTGTTCAACTCGTAGTTGAATGGGATGAAGATGCGTGTGCCTTCGGAGAGGTCTTTGATTCGGACTCGTGCACCCTTGTGTTCTGTTGGGGCTTGGTACGAGACCATGAATGTTCTATAGAATTTCATGAGAGAGAGATTTATGGTGGGGGTTTGAACCCCCACCTGATTGATTACTTAGGGATGTACTCGAAGCTGTCGTGTAAGTAGCAGGCCATTGCAAGGAAAGCAACGAATGCTATCACGGTCAGTGCCATGATGAGGGCTTCTTCTGCGAACTGCTTCATGACTGCGGCTTGTTTTGCTGTGCTGTAACGATGTCGCGGCAGTACAAGGTAGCTTGCTGACCGAAACCCATGAAGTCTACCTGAGCACGCAACAATCCGTGTCCGGCACGACAGGCATCATTGAACTTAGCCATGAGCATTGCCTCGTTAGCCTCGCACCACTCCTGTTGCTTGGAGAGGAAGTGAGAGAGCGATTGCATGATTCGCTCTTGCGAGTACCTGCCGTCAGGCTGTAGCAGTTGGCCTGTCCAAAACTCCACCTTGGCATCATAGCCTTTGGTGTAGTGGTTGCGGTTCTGACCGCTCGTGTGGGGGTTGCGTTGTCTACGCATGATAGAGAGAGATTTTAGTGGAGGAGTGTTCCTCCGTGATTGATAGTACAAATATAGTGCAATGAATGTCTAATTCCAAATGATAAGTGTTAAAAGTTATTAACAATATATTGTGAACTGCTGTTTCGTCCTTTCGGACTCATCAGGAGCGATGCACATCGCCCGACAGCGGGTGAGGGTTTGAACCCCCACCCAAAGGTCTCACCATCTCAAATCCCTGTAGTAAGCTCGCTCACCCTGCGCAAGCTGTCGGTTGCATCGTCGCGTCCTGAAGGATTCTGCTGATTCAGCATACGGGTCAATGAACGGGAGCACTGAGAATTCCATCTTGCCGGTGTTGATGAACTTCTGCATGTCCTTGGCGAGAGATAGAATCTTCTGCTCCTTCGCTTCGTTTCCGTACATCAGGCTGACGATTGGCTTGATGCGTGACATCGCCTTCGCCCATGTCGGAGGATTGCCTTCGAACGATTGGCGAGCGCAGTCAACCAAGACGTACATCAGCTCGTACCTGCGCTTCATGTCGTTCACCGAGCGCACTCGTGATGGAAGACGAAACTCAATGCCATGCCCCATCACCTTGGCAACATTGTACTTGGAAGCGATTCCGCGAAAGGCACTCTCCACCTCATGAGATACGCGCAGGTTTGGATTGCGTGCGCAGTAGCTGTTCTTCAATCGTCTGCGATACAGCGAGAGCAGGATGCCGCAGTAAGGACGGATGTGCTCCATCAATAGCTCACCACCGATGCCGTCACAGGACAGGGTGATGTGACCACCACAGCGTTCGTTGGATGGTGACCATTCGTCATCCAAGATGCGCTCCGCCTGATGGAACATGGCGTACACCTTGTTGCGCCATTCCGATGCAGGGAGCAAAGGCAGGATGTTGGTCACTGCTTCGTATCCACAAGACGAGTCACGCTCGTAACCTGCGAACAATGGAAGTGCCTTCATCGCATTGCGAGCGAAGGATGTCTTCTCAACCTCGAAGCCGATGCCGTACTTAGCACCAATCTCCATCAGGCTTACCTGCTTGAGGGATGCTCGGTCTACAGGACGCAAGCCTGCGATATCCGAGACGGATGCTCCCGAGCGGAAGTCCTGCGGAGCAGGAGAGCCATGGTAACCCATGAGGGTTCCTCGGTAGCTGTTTGAATCTGTTGTGTAGTTAATCATGAGAGAGAGATTAGATTGTTACAGACGTCTCGCGACGTTTCGACCATTCAGGTCTCATCAGTGTAACTGAGTGAGGGTTTGAACCCCCACTTAGATTGCAGGAGCTTGCTCGTTGACCCGTCGCACTGCTTCTGCCGCAAGTAGCTCGTAGAAACTCTTCGCACCTTCGAGTGCCTGCTGTAGGTTCACCGAAGTGAAATCGAATGAGCCGTCCTCCTTGAGAGCTACACGTCCGCTCTGCAATCCTAAGAACTGCAGTTGAGCAACGTACGATACAGCATCAGCAGTAGCTTGAGCATCAGCAGTAGCTTCAGCAGCTTCGTCAGTCGTAGCACCCTTGGAGACCTGCGCTTCCACTGCATTGGCAAACTTATTGAAGGTAGCAAGCGAACGCCCCTTGCCGAGACGAGTCATCTCGCGCTTGTAGGCTGTCATCAGTTCGCTGTTGTTGCGCATCTTGTCTACAGCACGAAGCATGTCGTTCTTCATGCTCCTGTCCTTGTAGCCAAGCACCTTCTTGGAGAAGTCAGTTGAGTTCATCGTGATGCCTGCTTCCGCTCGTCGTGCCTTCTCTTCGTCGGAGTTGAAAGCTGACCACAGCTCGTCAACCTGATGCCATAGCTTGATGCGCTTCTCGAATAGGGTGTTCCCTGATTTCTTGATGCTCTTCTGAGCAGTGTAGAACTTTGCAAGCGTAGTGCCGTTTGCATTGAAGGATGTGAAGTATGATACTTCGAGTTCGTTTAAGTTATTAAACATGAGAGAGAGATTAATTGCGAAGGGGGTTTGTCTCTTCGCTTTGCAAAGATAGTACATTCATTGTCTAATTCAACAAGTGATGTGCATTTATTTTCTATCGGCAGTTGAATCAATCGGAGCACTCGCTCTACAGCGCAGTGACAGCAAGGCTTTCCCCAAACTTTGTCAGTGAGATTTTTTTTCGGTCAATGGCTAAGGGATGTCTGTGCATCCCTCTTCTCTTTTAATGAGAAGCAAGGGGAAGGGGAAGGATAGCCTGTCCTTGTGGGGGTTTGAACCCCCACCGGGAAATGACCGACAGCCTGTAGCCCTACGTGAGTGGGCGATACAGAGCGACAGCCCACAGCCACAGCAAAACGTCAAAAATTTGGGATGGCAGTATTGAAAACATCAACCCCCCCTCGAAAAAAAAATGGGGTCGGGATTGGGACGGACGCGCGTAGAACGGCAGGGAGCATAAATGGTACAGATGTCTCACCTTTTTTTATATCTTAGCATTATGAAAACAGAAGGACTCACCATAAAGAATGGCCGATTGGTAAACAACCGACCTAATCAAATGACAGGAATTCAAGAGGCTTCTATGTATCGTCAGATGATGAAGAAGCAGTATAAAATAGATTGCATTGCGGACGGCATTGAACGTGCTGAGATGCGAAAAGGTTTGCGTTTAATTTGAGAGACATTAAATGTGATTGATGATAGGAGAGAGGGTGATGCCTCTCTCTTTTCGTTTAGTGTCGATTTTTAACACGGCCATGTTAAACACTATTAACGTAACTTATTGATAATCAACTAAAGTGTCAATAATGTTAATTTATATCCTCATGTATGGAGAAAAAAAAATACATATATAGTTTCTCTCTCTCCCTATAGGGCAAGAACTTTTTACCATTTTGTAATTTAGCGCAATGCGATTACTTCTATTCCTTCTTCTCTTTCCCTCCTTTGTTTTATCCCAAGAGTTTTGCGGCACTGCATACGACTCTATAGTTTATGACTTCCCTGTTTTCTTTTCTGAACCTGAATGGAAAGAGATACCTGTGGTAGTTCACATATGTTACTCTGACAGCTTGGGTGGTTGGTTCAGTGAGGAGTATGTTGAGCAGGCTATTGCGGACTTGAACGATGATATGTCTGAGGCTATGATATCGGTTAGCCTTGAGTATATCGGTTATCAAGATTTAGAGGAGTACGCTTGGTACCCTTCTTACGAGTCAGGGGGTAGTTGGTGCTTCCCTACTTATGGCACTCAAAATGCTATACTAGCTGTAGACCAATACGTCCCCGACTACGACCCTGACCACTATTGTAATATCTATGTGATACCAAAGATGTGCAGCAGCATATTGGGTTGGTCTTATGTTACTGTATCGGAGAACAATAGTCGAGACGGTATATGGCTACGGTCTGACATATTCGGATTAGGGAGTACTCACCCGCGCAATAATGAGAACAAGGTATTGACTCATGAGATGGGTCACTACTGCGGGTTACACCATGTGTTCCAATCGGTAGGCAACTGCGGTGACAGCAATGGTATACCATGTCATGCGTATGGTGACTTTGTCTGCGACACCCCTCCCACTAAAGTACAGTGGAGCTGCGACCCACCTATGTGTCCGGAAGCTTTGTATAACTATACGGCTGACAATCATATGGACTACTACCCTGACTCATGCCGACATCACTTCACCCCCGGTCAGATAGAGCGCATGCACAACATGCTTTCTTATAACCGAGGTGGTTTATTTGGTGGGCTTCCTATTTGTTTCTGCGATGTGAACGGTGACTATGTGGTTGGCCTTACAGACTTATTGTCAGTCCTTGGTTGTTGGGGTCAGACTGATTGTCCGGAAGGAGACTTCAACTATAGCGGTACAGTAGACATATATGACTTAAATTTTTTCCTATCACGCTATGGCACAATTTGTGAAGGACACTCTTCATGGCAATAATGTGTAGATTTGCTTAAATTAAATTCAATCTAATGAACGAAGGTTACAGTCCTAAGGACTTAAAATTTGGTGATGACGGAAGGTCACGCCTTATCCAAGGAATCAATAAGCTGTCATCAGCTGTCAAGAGTACTCTTGGCCCAAGCGGTAATACTGTACTAATTGAGTCACCCACCCACACTCACGGCATCACGGTAACTAAGGACGGTGTAACTGTGGCTAAGGCTGTTGACCTAGTTGACCCTGTTGAGAACTTGGCTGTCCGTATGATGAAGGAGGCGGCTGAGCGTACTGCTACCTCAGCAGGTGATGGGACAACAACGGCCATTGTCCTTACAGAGGCATTGGTGTCTTCAGGCTCTAAATTTTTTGAGGAAGATAAATCTTCCAACAAGACCAAGGTTCTTAGGAGCTTAGTTAATATGACCACCGAGGTGGTAAACTCACTAAAGAAGAAGTCACGTCCTCTTACCAAAAAGAAGATGCTTGATGTAGCTACTATATCTGCCAATAACGATGAGGCGGTAGGTAAGATTATAGCTGATGTATATAACAAAGTTGGTAAGACAGGCGTTGTCACTGTAGAGAAGAGCCAAACAAGTGATACTACTTTTGAGACTACTACGGGGATTAAGGTAGAGCGTGGGTATGCCACACCTTTATTTATTAATAACCACAAGAAGGATGAGTGTGTGTATGATGACTGCGCGGTCCTAGTGTCTGACGCAGAGATTGACAACATCCACTCTATCGAGAAGGTGCTTACTCATATTGTTGACCCAAGCAAAAACAGGAAGCTATTAATTATCGCTCCCTGTAGTCAGCAGCTGACTAATACATTGGCGGCCAATGTGATGAAGCAGAAGGTTAAGATTTGTACTATACCGCCTCCATCCTTTGGATATAAGCAGCACGAGCTTATGCAGGATATAGCCTTGAGTTTAGGTGCTACTTATTTCTCGGAAGCTACGGGTGATGACCTCAGCCTTATTACCCCTGACGACTTAGGGGTTGCAAAGAAAGTTATCGTTGGCAAGGACCAAACCATTATCCTCAAGGAGGATGGTAAAAATGTTGAGAGCATTAAGGCAAGGGTGTCGGAGCTAAAAGAAGCCGCTAAGTTGGCAACAAAGAAGCACGACAAGGATTTCATCCTTTCTCGAATCGCCTCCCTGACGGGAGGCATTGGCGTTATTCGCGTGGGTGGTAATACCGACCTTGAGCAGAAAGAGTTATATGACCGTGTCGATGACGCTGTATGCGCGGTGCGTTCTGCCTTGGAGGAGGGAATCCTCCCGGGTGGAGGAGTAGCCCTGTATAACGAGCATCAGAAGATACAGGATGATTTAAAAAACAATAAGTACGATAAGCCGTATGACATATTAGCGGCAATGATATTAAGCGAAGCTTTGTATTCTCCTGTTTGTCAGATAATTGTAAATGCAGGTGGAGTCTTCTCTGAGGTATATGAGACAGGGATGAACATCAAACCTCAAGAGGGGTATGGCTTTGACGTAAAGAACGCAAAGTATGGTGACCTAATTGACATGGGCGTAATTGACCCTCTAAAGGTTACGCGGGTAGCATTACAAAATGCTGTGTCTGTTGCTGTGAGCATCTTAAGTACTAACGCCATTATTACTATGGCACGAACATATGAGGCAGAATGAAACCAATTGGAAAATACATAGCTATCACTCCCATAGATGAGGAGATGAAAAGCAAATCAGGTCTAATCCTTTCAAGTCAAGACACAAAAGACTTTCGATATAAGAAGGGTATTGTGAAAGAAGTAGGCACTGAGGTGTCAGGTATCAAGTCATTAGATACCATATACTTTGACAAGCATGCAGGTCACTCCTTGTTAGTCAAGAGTACCCCCTACACAATTATTCGCGAGAGCGATGTTGTGATTGTCGAGTAGCCTTGTTCATGTTCTCAATCATCTGCTTATACCTCTTATCGGAATAAGACACATTGCGAGCATACATAGGATTGGTGTCTGCCCCCACAGGTATCTCCTCTCCATTTAGCTTCTTATAGACAGAGTCTATCATACGTTTAGCCTTGTACGACAAACAGTACAGGGCTTTTCGTTTTCCGGAATGTTTTCTAAATACCACAACCCAATCGTCTCGCTTAAGCCTGTCGAATCTATTTATATCCCAACTCAATAGTTTGTCAAACTCTTTAAATTTATCCTTACTGAAGTAAGACTCTGAGTATAAGAATAGTAGCATTTCCAAGTCGGCTGTGTTGAGTCCGTACTTAGATTTAACGAAGTATCTAATTACTCTCCAATATTTTAAATAGTCATTCATATATTTGTCATATGCCGGAAGAAAAGAAAAAAGTCGATTCGACTACTACATTCAAAGATACGTTAGCGGGAAGGCTAAAAGAAATTGATACGAGTACTAGAGAAGTCCGTCAAAATCGAAGGGCGAAGAAGGCTGCCGAGCGACAGGCTAATTCCGAAGCTAGAAAAAAGAAACGTGCTGAGAGAAAGAAGAGGGGCATGTCAGGAGGTATCAATGGGCTTCAAGGTTTAAAATCATTGTAATGGCTACTAAAGGACGCACCAAAGGAAATAAGATATGCCCCGCAGGTATATCGTGGGCGAAGCGAACGTTTGACCGCTACCC